ATGGAACCGAGAGGCAGCGACCTCGGCGATTTCAGCGAGCCGTACCGCGGTTTCGAGATCGAGGTGAAGACCGAGCAGGTCTGGGATGGCGAGCATGTGCACTACCGCGTGCTGCAGGGCGATGCCGTGCGGATCGACTGGCGGCTCGTCAAGGTCGACGGGATGTTGCTGACCGAGCGGCGCGTGCTCGAGCGCGTGTTCGACGAGGCGCGCCGGGCGGTCGATGCGGAGCTGGGCGACGCGTAGCGCGCTCGCCGGGCAGGCACGGCCCGTATTGCGGTAAAATATCCGGTTGTTTCCGCGCCGCCTGGCCTGTTGCCCGATTTCCATGTCCGTTCCGTCCTCGCTTCCTCCCCGCCGCGTCTCCGTTGCGCCCATGCTCGACTGGACCGACCGTCATTGCCGGTCGTTCCACCGTACGCTGACGCGCAATACGTGGCTGTATACGGAGATGATCACGACGGGCGCGCTGCTGTTCGGCGATGCCCAGCGGCATCTCGCGTTCACGCCGAGCGAATCGCCGATCGCGCTGCAACTGGGCGGCAGCGAGCGTGACGATCTCGCGCGCGCCGCGAAACTCGGCGAGCAGTGGGGCTACGACGAAATCAACCTGAATTGCGGATGCCCGTCCGAGCGCGTGCAGCGCGGCGCGTTCGGCGCGTGCCTGATGAACGAACCGCAACTCGTCGCCGACGGCGTGAAGGCGATGCGCGACGCGGTGTCGGTGCCGGTGACGGTCAAGCACCGGATCGGCGTCGACGCGGTCGAGGATTACGCGTTCGTGCGAGATTTCGTCGGCACGGTGGCCGAAGCCGGTTGCGAAACGTTCGTCGTGCATGCGCGCAACGCGATCCTGAAGGGGCTGTCGCCGAAGGAGAATCGCGAGATTCCGCCGCTCAAGTACGACTATGCGTATCGGTTGAAGCGCGATTTTCCGTCTCTGGAGATCGTGATCAACGGTGGCATCACGACGCTCGACGAAGTCGCGCAGCATCTCGAGCACGTCGATGGCGTGATGCTGGGCCGCGAGGCGTATCACAACCCGTTTGTGCTGGCCGAAGTCGATACGCGCTTCTACGGATCGACCGCTGCGGTGCCGACGCGCGAAGAGGCCGAAGCGCAACTGATCGAATACTGCGCGGCGGAACTGAAGCGCGGGACTTACCTCGGTGCGATCGTGCGTCACGCGCTCGGGCTGTATCGCGGCATGCCGGGCGCGCGTGGCTGGCGTCGCGTGCTGTCCGACAACAAGAAGCTCGCACGCGGCGATCTGGCCGTGTTCGACGAGGCGCGCGCGCATCTGATCGAAGCCGAAGAAATTTTTGAAAAAAAGGCTTTGCAAGATTCAAAAGACTTCGTATAATCTTGTTCTTCGCTGCTGAAACAAAACAGCGAAGAGAAGCAAGCAGTATCAGTGGTGGCTGTAGCTCAGTTGGTAGAGTCCAGGATTGTGATTCCTGTCGTCGTGGGTTCGAGTCCCATCAGCCACCCCAAAATTCTCAAACAAAACAGGCGCTTAGGCGCCTGTTTTGTTTTCCACGATATGAATTTCGGAACAGAAAGCCGAATTTCGGAACGAAGCCCGTACACTGTGCGGGCTTTTTTGCATTCCGGAGCGTCCCTCGATGGGAGGGCGGCCGGGATGCTGCGGGGAGCCTATGAAAAAGCAAAAACAATACGCTGACACCATGTTTAGTGCAGATGTGCTGCGCGAGGCCCTCGTTAAGATTACCGAGGTGGCGGAGCGAGCCAACGAGAACATCAAAAGCTCAATCTGCAAGGTGTATCACGATGACGCGGCATGGACTTACGACGACGTTGAGGAGTTTATTGCGGCCTATCGAGCGCCTGGGATCGAGGCGGAGTATTTTGCCTATTGCTCTCAGTATCAGCTTCACTTCTTTCAGTACTCGGACTATGCGACTGTGACGGTGCAGGCTCCGAATCGGGCGGAGATCGAATCGATTTGCAGCATCTTTGAAAGGTATGCGCCTCAGTCGAAGCTTCCGTCAGATTCGAAGCCAGCTGCTGAAAATCCGGTGGTTTTTATTGGGCATGGGAGGGGCGCCGCTTGGCGGGATCTGAAGGACCACCTCCACGATAAGCATGGCGTGAAAATCGAAGCGTATGAGACTGGCGCGCGAGCGGGTCATACTATCCGTGACATTTTGGAAGAGATGGTGGAGAAGAGCTCGTTCGCGATCCTCGTGATGACTGCGGAGGATGAGCAGGCGGACGGTCAGATGCGCGCGCGTCAGAATGTCATCCATGAGGCTGGTTTGTTTCAAGGTAAGCTTGGCTTTCCTCGGGCCATTCTCCTGCTGGAAGAGGGTGTTGAAGAGTTTTCGAACGTCCAAGGCGTTCAGTACATTCGGTTCTCGAAAGGTAATATCAAGGAGACGTTTGGCGAGGTTCTGGCAACGCTGCGTCGCGAATTTCCGTCGTGAAGCACCATTGACCTTGCTGCGCGGGTGAGTGAGATTGCGCGAGCTAATCATCATTCCGTCGCAGCAGCGGATTTCACCTTCCGTCTATCGTAGTGCCGATGCGTCGTACCCGGATTCGAGTGCGCCGCGAAATCGTACGCGTCGGCATCTCGATTCGTGAGCTTCCTTGTAATTGCCGCGGGGCGGATGTCCTGTAGCGAAAAGTAATCGGCGTGCTTCGTCAGCATCAGCTCCATGCCGCCCTTGACCGGCCGGTTGATGCGGTTCGCGATTCGCTGCGCCGCCTCGCGCATCTTCTTCACCTCGAACTCCTTCGCGATCTCAGGGTCGTACGCGCCGATGTACGCGTACATCGCGTCCTGCCACACTGACGCCCATCCGCTTTTCGAATACATCAGCCCCTTCCGATTCGGGAAGAGAAACGGGCTGACGGTTTTCCGGCCGCGCTTCGCGCGCTCGACCACGGCCCGCAGACGCGGCGACCAATGCCGGAGCTTTACGGTCTGGGCCTCACCCTTTTTCCGTTTCGCGCCGACGACGCGCACACCGGCGTCCGACAGTCCCGACGTGTGATACGGGCGCACCTCGGCTGCACGAAACCCCGTGAGATACGTGAACATCGCGGCGAGGCCCATCGTGCGATATGCCTGCTCCTGTCGAAGCGCCCACAGATAGAACCGCAGCACCTGGTGCCGCTCGATCGCCCGCACGTCCTTCTCGGCCTTGTTCTGCATCATGCCGACAAACGGGTTTGCCTTGATGAGCCCCCAGCGGATCCAGTAATTGCACATCGTCGACATCAGCGCCATGTCCTTGTTCGCGCCGATCGGCGCACCAGCCTTCGCGCGTGCGTCGAGATATTGGTAGCCGTGGATGGTTTCAAGCCGCTGCGGTGCCATGCGGCCGAAAAAGCGCGTAAGCCGATCGTAGGCAGAGTTGCGTACTGCCTTGCCATCGCGCGACTGATCTCGGAAGTGTTCAACGTCGACGTCGTCGCGGAACCGCTCAATCGCCTGGCCGACTGAGCCGGCGACGATCGTGCCTTCTTGAATATCGATTGCGCGACGCTTCGCTGCTCGCTCGGCGAGGGTGATTGCGGCGCGGTCTCCACGGGGCGCGCTCGCGAGTGTTTCAGAGCGGCCGTCGGGGTACTTGTACCAGAACGAAATTTTCCGCGCGCCGATGCGTCTGTACAGTCGATCGATCCCGGTCGATTCATTTTCACGCGAATGCTTGGAGGTTCGGGCCGGCATCGTATCTTGTGGTCTTCTTTTCCGTGGTGAGGCCGAGCTTCTGGTCGCGGTATGCGCGCGCGACCTTCGGCAGGCCGGATTTGTCGACGACGAAACGCCAATGGTTGTGCTCGAGCCAGCGTGCCATAGCGGCTCGTTGATTCGGCTTGCAGCCGACCAGGTCGGCAAGTTCGTGCGCGGTCAGGTAATCGCTCATGCTAGGATTTCCAAAAAGACCTCAAGGAGAGTGACATGTCTCGCGAGTCCGAATGGTTGGAATTTGTGCTGCACGACGACTTTCCGTCCGGCGTCGAATTTCTCGAGGGAAGTCGCAGCAACCATGTCATCGTTGAGTGGGAGATCGTTGGCCCGGACGATGCACCGCGGCGTAACGCGCCTCTGGTGATCGTGATTGACGCGGACGCAATTGGGCGTCACGAAGCCGGCAATACAACTGAGCAAGCCAGAATCGAAAGGCGCATACGCGACATAGTCGCCGGTCGAATTGCTCAATATGATCCGGCCGGATCAATTGCAGTGGCCAAGGCGTTCGTGATTCAGATTGACGAAGGCGACCTCTAGACCACCTTCGTGAACTCGACCACCCATACCCATGGGTTCATGTCCCAGCCATACCCGCGCGTGGCGTTCAGGCTGTCCCACAGGTCATGAAAGGCGCGGATGCTCGGCGGCCGCAAGGCTCCCCCGCAATACCCGCGCATGTGATGGTCCGCGATCGCCACGCCTTCGTCGCGCGCGTCCGATTCGCTGATGCTCTGCAGGCGCTCGGCGCGCACGCTGGTGATCTCGAGCGTGATGCGCGACGCCCAGCGCGGCATGTGGATGGACGGCGACCAACCACGGGATTCCTTGGCGTCGAGCGCCTGGTACGTGTTCAGGTCGATGTCGGCCTCGGCACGGCCGTCGTCAGCCTTGTATGCGATGCCGGCGTAACGTCGCGGCGGGCGGCTACCGTCGAACGTTTCGGTGCCGATGCGGCGCACCTCGTGAGTCTCGCGCACCCACAAACGATCGCCGATGTCGCCGTGCGGACAGACGTGGCAATCGCCCGTGCGGGTATGCCGGATCGCGGCAATTTCGGGCGCGGGCGCGCCGCCGGCGCATTTCACTGATCCGCCGCCGGCCGTCGTCGGCTCCCATTCGCCGAGCGGGTTGTTGTGCGGCAGCTTCACGATGCGACGCGTCTGCGTCTTGCGGCCTTCGAGGATGGCTCGTACCATCGGGCCAGAAAACAAAATCGGGGATTCACGCATGGATGCCGCCTCCGCAGCTCTTCAGCAGGTCATTGCCGCTTGGGTTCAGGCCGTTGGTTCGATACTTGCCATTTGCGCGGCGATCGGAATTGCCTGGTGGCAGTGGATCAGCACTCGTAAGACGGAGCGCGCTAGGCTTGTTCGAGAAACGAAAGAAAGGTTTGACGCTTGGGAAGGAATCGCATTGGCAGCAGTCGACGTGATTCGCGGTATTCCGTTTCCCGATACTCCACTTGGCGATGTCGAAGAGGTCCTCGCCAGTAACAGCTTTCGTGCCAGATTTCTCACGGCAGTCGAGGCGTTGCGCTCGATCCAGATTGACACGGTCCACCCGTACCCGATCATGTCCACTATTCTCGATTTGAGGCGTGACATGACGCTCTTGGAACAATTGCTTCCGAAGGAAGGCATGGGCAGCCAAAGACTGCTTGCTATATGGTTGCGAATGCACGAACAGATTGAAGAGATTCGGGCGAAATCTGCCGACTATGCGAGTGTCTTTGATGCCTATGCGAGGGCGGCGCGGAACTAGCAATTCATCGGTCAGCGGGGTGTCGAACATGACATGCCTTCAGGGAATTCGTCGTGTGTGCGGCCGTCAAGCAGCCGGCCGGCGGAGCGCTTGCCCGAGCGGTGAACCATGCACCAGCCATCTCCACTCGTGGCGCCGCGCGGGTAGTCCTCGACTCGGTAGCCGCCCGGCGCGACGCGGCCGTCGTGCGCGACAGCCGCTGTCTCGAATCGGCCTGCACCGAAATCACCCGATCCGGGCGCCCATTCGCCATGCTGCTTGAAGTGGAAGCTGACGCCCGCAGCCGCGCACTGGTCGCGAATATCTCGGGCCCATTCGGGGTGCATCGGCCGCGCGCCGGGGCCGCTCTCGCCGCCGACGATCACCCAGTGCAGACCATGGTCAGGACTGTCCCAGCCCTGCAGAACGCTGACGCGGTGACCGCCACGCCAAGGTATGGACGTCAGGTCGATAGGACCCAGCAGCGGCTCCATCGAAAGAAATCGCACGCGCGCGGGTACCGCGAGCAACTTCGGGATGTCGCGATCGGCCTCGGCCTGGTTGACGATCGTCGCGCCGAGCCAAACATTCGACCACGGCCACGGCGTGTTGACGCCGCGGCCGGCGAGTTCGAGTGCCCGGGTGATCATCGGCCCGGCATTGCCGATGCGTTTCGTTAGAACCAACCAGTCAAGATGCGGCGTGTTCCAGATCAAGTCGATCAGGTCCGCGCGCCAGGCGTCCGGAACAGCGTTGTCGAACACGTCGGCGAGCGACGCGCAGAACACGCGCTGGCTCCGGCCATGCGCGGCGAAGAACTCGGCATGCGCTGCTTCCCATGCGAGTGGCTTTCGCCAGTTGGCCGGCGACGTGCGGCGGCGCGGTGCGCCGGGCCCCCAGTTCACGGCGGTGCCGCCCGCGAAGCGCGCGTTACGCGCCTCGGCGTAGCAGTGGTCGCAGCCCGGACCGACCTTCTGACAGCCTTCCCACGGATTGAAGGTGTGGTCGCACCATTCGATTTTGCTGTTCTCGCTCATGCCGCAAGCTCCTCGTCGGTGTCGTCCATGGATTGCTGAAAAACGCGGCCGCGCTCGCCGACGGGGATCGCCACGAGACCCGCCGCAGCAAGAAACGGATTGCGCTTCATGTCGCTGCGCGCCGCACGAGCAGATTCAGTTTTGATAGCGGCCGGGCAGGGTACGTCGGGCGCGTTGCCGACAGCCCAAACACCGCGCCACTGCGCTCGACCTACGGGCGGGATCCAGTCGACGATATGCACCTCGGTGCGGTGAATCGTCAGCAGCTCGCTGACGCGCTGCTGCGAGACACCGCAGCGCTTCACCAGTTCGCGAACCGAGAGCTGCTCGCGCTCGAGAATGGCTCGCATCCTGTCCCACGCTGGAGTTGCGCGCGACCTGTAGTCGCGCTGCGCCCGCTTGACTTTGAGCACCCTGGCGTCGAAGGTCTGGACTGACTTACGCGAATGGCGCGGAAACGCTGCGTACAGAGCCTTGGACGGGATGGGGGAGGGATACAGGAGGGCGAGCAGGCGCGCCTCGCCAGTCGTCCACAGGTTGGGTGTCGACGTCGACATGCTACGATCCTCGAAACAGAACAACTCGGGGTAGATATGGGGAAGGTCTCGCTCGGCGCCTGCGCGCTCATCGTCGTTTTGTTCGCGATCGTGGTCGCCGCGTGGATGCTGCGGTACACGCCGATCAACAACGCCATGGTCTGGGACCGATGGAGCCACGACATGTGCTTCGTCGAGTACGCATCCCAAGGCAAACCACTGAAGTGCATGAGAGACGAATAGAGGAGACGGCCGTGGCGTATGAACCGACACCAGGTACCGAACCGTTTGAAAAAAGTGGCGACGTTCATTTCTCATTGACCGTCGACGGCGTAGTCCAGCGCTTCTGTGTTTCGCGAGAGGCGCTGGAGGATCACTTCGGTGATCCTCCGGGCGAAGCTGACGACCGATTGGCCGCGTTTGAGCGTGGGAGAGATCGGATATTCGCGGCCGCGGTCCGAAAACTTGGCATCCCGGCGAGCGGAGTTATCGTCGTCGGCACTTTCGATTTCCCTAGGAACCCCTGAATGCAGTCTGTTTTCCTGACGCGTGGGTACGAGATGAACTGCACGCCACGCCCGACCGACGACGGCAAGTTCGCCGCGCAGGTGGAAGTGACGAAGGTCGGTTTTAGCCGCGAGGCGGCATTTCGGAAGCTCGGCGAGTTCGACACCGAGGCAAAGGCTGTCGAGTATGCAAAGCAGTTCTCAGTCGAGTGGCTTAGCCGCTACGCGTGAGCTGGAGGTCCAATATGACAAAGGCGGAGTTCCGCACACTCGTATTCGAAATCGCGCGGGCGAAGCGACTGCGTGTCGACGAGATGAAGGACGGCAAGGTACGGATCTGGTTTAACGAGAAAAGCCTGAAATTCCTCCATGCCGATCACGTTGACGAGTTGTACGATCGGCTACGCCACCCAAGCCTTTCTCCGCGCGACATCAACATTGAAATCCAGAGAGTCGCGCCGGGGCGTCCCTGCACCCACAAAGGCATGCGTGAGATCTACGAGCAGATTCATCGCTGTTCGTAATTGGAGCCTTCTGCGCGGACGGCGCGTGGGTCTTCGGGCAGCGCCATCCAATGCGTTACGCCGTGCACTAGCGCTCCGTAGCGATAGAACGAAGGTGTTCGGCTGACGCGACGCCCGAAAAACGCCGTGCGTTCTCCGCTTTCCATTGGTGGCCAGATCAGCACTTCGACGCCAAGCGATCCGATCTTCCGGTTGTACGGCGGCAGCTGATCGTTGACGTTGATCCAGGCCGTATCTGCGCTATTGGCGACTTCGTATTGCCAACTGCCGCCACCATGTGTCGCCAGAAAGTCCTCCGCGACCAGTTCGGCGCAAACGTCGTCGTAGTCTTCGGGCCGCTTGACACGGATCGCGATGTATTCAGAGTGCTTCACGATGCCTCCTCGAACAGCGGCAATTCGAGCCAGTATGCTTTTGGCATCAGCAGTTCGCCACTGCGGCGAACACGTGCCATGACCATATCGATGGTGTGCCACTTGAGGCGTAGCCGTCTGTGCTCAGGGTCGAGCCGGTCGCGTCTGTCGAAGTCGCGCATGTCATCGGTGATCTTCATGCGCGCAACCATCCCTTCGATGTCGACCGGATCTTCCCGTCCTTGCGCAGGGCTTGGAGGCGAAGATCGAGGATGCGCCAGCCGTCGCCACAGCCGCGTCCAGCCTGCCGATGTTCGAGCGCGAGCCGCTCGGATTCCTCCCGAATCTCGTAGGTATTGATGGTGACGAATTTCGTCGGCGTATCGCCAATCGCGCGAAGGATCATGGCGTCGAGTTTTTCGTATTGGCTCACGATGCGTCTCCTGCGCGGGAGGTGAAGTGATTTACGAGCGCGGTTGCTGCTTCGAGCGCTTCGACGGGGAGAGTGATGCCGTGGGCATCACAGGCGGTGATGACGTCGCCGTCCGTCACCTCGGCGCGCGGTTCCGGCTTCCCGGAGAACAGCCGTCGAATCTGGTATTCGACCGCCTCCAAACCCCGCGCTTGGCTGCAATTGCCAGTGGCATCGGCAAGTTCGATAGCCCACCTGATCGTGTCGAGATTTCCGTAAAGGAACTCGCGCGCCTCGTCGTTGAATGCGGCTACAGACCCATAGCGCGGCTCCGGCTGGCCCGGATGGGCGGCGAGAACGTCGCGAACGGCTGCAACGAAGTTCGCTTCTGCTTTGATGTTGTGCCCCGGCTTGAAGTGCTTGTAGCCGATGTCAAGAATCTGCTCGTCGGTCAGCGTGACGACGCGGCTCGCGTCAGACATGGTTGCTCCCTTCGGTTGCGAGACGAGCGCGTGCCTCGTCATACTCCAGCGCGCCCCGCCCGTATCCCTTGATCTTCTGCACGCTCCAGCATGTGATGTCCGCATGCTGGTCTACCCATTGCCGGATCGAATCGACAAGCGGCTGCTTCTGAGCGCAGTCAAAGGGGCCGACGGTATCGGCCACATCGCCGACCTGCTCGTAGGCTTGTTCCTCGATTCGCTCGATCACCTCGTCGGCGAGACTTTCACTGTCGATCGACACAGGGTCGTTCTCGCCGACGTAGACGACGCGGTCGCCCTCGCTATCACGCAGTGCATCAGCAATCGCGTCGACGACCGAGTCACATGGACCGCTCCAGCGCTCAGCATCGGCGGAAAATGCATAGCTGAACTGTGTGCCGACAACAGGTGCCTGAGTGGAACCGGGAAGCGGCGAGTGCTTCGGCTTCGCCGCCTGCTTCGCGCGGATCTGTTCGACCATCGTCCAGACACGCGCGAGTTCCGTCTCGCCTGCCGCATGCATGTCGTGGCCGTTCGCGAGGCACAGCGCGGCGAGCGTGACCATGACGCCGCCGACCTCCTGCGTCGTCTCGCCGACGGGCCGCGACCAGGTGTAATCGACCAGCGCGTGCGCTTCCTCACGCGTCATGCCGCACGCCTGCACGAGCTCGCCAGCCTCCTCGAAGAACCGGTGATTGCGCTCGAGCTTGTCCGCCGAGATCTCGGCGCCGAAGCACGCCAGCATCCACGGCCGCACGCGCTGCTGGAACGGCGCCAGCGCTTGCGTAAGCCGCGCGCGCAGCCACGTCGCAACGTCTTCGCCCTGCGGGCAACCGAATTCCCCGCAGATACCGTGGAGAAGGTCGAGATTCACGCGCACCGCGTTGTAGACCCAGCGGGCGATCGGGCGCAGCAGATCACCGTCTTGTTGCGGCTCGATGGCGTCGAGCAGGTCACGCACGATCTTGACGCTCGCCGAACTGTCGTTCGTGAGTTCGTCGATGTTGTCGCCGCCATGCTCCGCGTCGTAGTGGTGGCGGATGAACTCGCGCAGCTGGTCGACGGTATAGCCGCCGTAGGTGTTGGTGGTCATGGTGTGTGCCTCGATGGTCATGCGAATAGATCGCCCTGTTTTTTGCCGCTCGACTCAGCGAGGTGCGTAGGGCAGAAGTGGACATCCGCGCCGACCTGATGCGCATGCACTGCGCACAGGTGCCGGTCACATGTCTTCCCCGGCTTTGTCTGGTAGTCGCACTGGAATCGGAGAAATAAAAAGCGGGCGCCGTGCTGGCCGCCCATAAAAGAAGCCGCGCATCCGAGGCAACGGAATTCGCGCGGCTTGAGGGAGGTGTTGCTGGGAGGTGCGGAAGCCTGGTCCGCCGCTCGACTCTGAGAACAGATTCGGTGAAAATCTGCACGAGACTAATCGTGCTAATGGGCGTAGACCATGGCAGAAATCAAGTTTTCAAAATTCAGCCGTATTGCTTTGACGATGGCGGCGGTCGGTGTCATCAACGTAGGGATGCGGCATGTCGTGCAACTGCCGTCGAAGCTTTCAATTCTGTGTGCTGTCGATTCGACAGGAAGCGTTGTAGTCGACAAGGTTACCGTTGGCACCATTGCGAAGAGTCAGGGTGACTACTTTGTTGAACAGGATGAATCGAACTTCATTCTGCTGTCCAAGTGCGACAAGGGCGGTTGCGGACCATTTGATCAGAGACTTCTCCGCGATCACGTTGGAGAACCAGTTCGGGCGGAGTTCTGCAGCAAGCATGCTGCCAAGCTGACCGTATCCGACAAAGTGTTGTTTCAACTGACGCAACACTATCTCGACGACAACGTCCAAGCGAATGAAAAAAATAACGAGGTGATGGACAAGCTTGCGTTTTACTGGATCGGTTTCTGGCTTGTGCTTTTGGCAGGCGTGGAGCTGCGAGCTCGGACTCGGTCTGTGTAACGGTCGGCGTGCTACGATTTGCACCAAAACATACGGGGGTGCAATGGAGCGTGGCCTTTACAAGTACGTTGCGATGGTGCTTGCAGCGATTGCGGGTATTGCTGGGTATTTCGAGATCCAGTGGTCGGGTTTGTCGAAAAGTGATTGGGCTTCATGGGTCCAGGCAGTTGGCTCAATCCTGGCGATCGTTGGTGCGTATTACGTTGCTCGCGATCAGGCGAGAAGGCAGAGTGAACAGCAGAGTAGAACCGAAAATCTGGCTCATTTGGCTGAAGGCGAGCTTGTCGAGATAGTCTGCCGAGATGCACGTGATGCAATAGCAGTTGCTACCCAGTACATGGTGAATTTCAAGAGCGGACCGACGTTCAATTTTGACCTTGATCGGTTGATGGATGTGCAACTGTCGATCCGGAGTCTCTATGGTCGATCCGTACCATCTATCCTTCTTCCTCGGATCGTGACGATCCAGCGAGTGGTGACATATACGATTCGAGCTGTCCAGCAGCGACAAGGTGTAAGCACAAGCTTAAGCTCTGAGTCCCGCACGAAGGCTTCGGAGCGACTGAAGATGGCTGATGTCAAGCTTACGGAAATTCAAAACTGGGTTCGCGTCGAGCGTAAGAGGCTCGAAGTGCCTCCACTGAAGATTCCTGAACCTGATAAGTCGTAGAGCTGATCATTGCCTGGTCAACGCGCGCCTCAATAGCGGAGCGCACCCACGACGAGAGGAAAGCGGTGGCCGAGCACAGGGAAGGTAGGGGAACTTGACGACAGCCGCATGAGCGCTCAGCCAGACTTTCACGAGGCATGCCAGTCCGCTCTCCCGCGAGGAGCCAGGCGCGGCAAATACCCGGTTAGCCAGCGTGCTACGATTCGCACCAAAACAAGCGGGAGTGCGATGAAGCGAAGCATTTACTTCTATATCTCGGGCGTAGTCGCGGGGGGCATCACCGTGACTGCCTATCGATACATCAATTGGAACAATCTCAAGGCCGCTGATTGGGCCGCATGGGTGCAAGCGTTAGGGGCGATCGCGGCTATTGCAGGAGCTTACCTTCTGGGCGAGCGATCGGCGTCGCACCAATTGAAAATTGCAACGCAAACTCGTGATCGTGAACTCGCCGAGCGGCGCTCATCGCTGAAAGCAGTTCTCGACGAGGTGTACGTGCGGTTCAAGCGAATCGAGCCTTCGCTAAACGAAAATGGTGCATTTAACTATTCAGCGTTCACGCTGGTAAGTGAGGACCAGTTAAGCAGAACGCTTGGTTTACTTGACCAGGTTCCAATATTCGCGCTCGACTCTGGCGAGTTGACACAGGCGGTCCTTACCATTCAGTCCGCATGCATGAGCATCACGCAGTTGGTGAAGCAGTTCAAGTTGCACCAAAAAGAAAAACCCAATGAGTATCCAGGGGATGATATTGCCACTGCATTTATGAGGGGCAGCCTGGAAACTCTGGACGAAACGTTCGCGATCGTCGTGACGCTCACGAATGGGAAGTACCCGAAGTTGCGACCGCCATCGCTCTTTTGATCGGTGGCGTTACAGAACCCGTCGGCTCTTACAGATCTCGACGACGCGATCGCATGTCGCGGCGTCGAACCAGCCGATGTGACATTCCTCGTGGTTCGCGATGCCGAGCTGTCGTGCCAACCAGATGTATGCCTCAGTGCGCGTCATCGCGCCGGACTGCCAGACCGGGTTGAAGGCAGCTTTAGCGCGTTTGCGCGCGTCACGAGTCGGCCCGTCGGCGAGCGTGCCGAGTGGAATCGCGGTGAAGGGGTGCAGTCCGACGTATGCCCGGCACGTGCGGCAGAGGAACGCCCACGGCCACTCGCCAAACGTGCGGCCGTAGATCGCCGAATTGTTCACGATCTCGACAGGTCCGCCGTCGTAAGGGCAAGTCGTCGGAGCCGGGAGAGGGTTCTTGACGCGGGCCGTCGCGCGGCGCGACGGGTTCCACGGTGTCTTCGTCGTTTGCATGATCAACTCGAAAAAGTGGGCGCTGTGCGAGCCGCCCCAATGCGCCGCGCAATCCGGGGCACGGAAGGCGCGCGGCGGTACTGCTACCGGGGCATCCACTGCGTGCCGCGCACGATCCGGCCTACCGGCTCGAGCACAAGCACCTCGGATTCCTTCTCGCTGCGCACGAGCGCGCTGCCGCGCCGCTGGGCTTTCTCGAGCGACGTGTGACGCCTCGGCTTGCAATACCTACCTACCGTCACGAACAGCGGCGCACGCGCGCCGACGGGCCCAAGCGTCAGCTCGTCGATGCGTGCCTCGAGTGCCGCGGCGTTCGCGCGCCAAGTGTCGGCTTTCAGTTGCGCGGCGTCGCGCTCGGCGGTGAGGCGCTCAACGGTGGCGCGCAGGCATTCGATGATCTGCGAGGCGTCTATGACGCGGGCATTCGGGTCCACCGAGTCGTCGACCAGGCCGACCGAAACCAGCGCCGGAGCAGTAACGTCCGGTGGTGTGTCGCTGGTCGGCGCGGCTGGCTTGGCCGGCTGCGCTGCGCGCGCGAGCCAGTACACATACTCGTTGCCGCCGCCGGCCCGTTTCTCGCGCTCGACGATCGCCTCGCCGAGCATCCGGTTCAGCTCCTTCGTCACGTCGAGATGCGGGAGTCCGGTTCCGGTCGCCACAGCCTTCGCGGTGGCTTCCGATGTCGCGGCGAGATACTTCTCGATGTCCTCTCTCACGCTGCCTCCCGTATTGCGTGCTGCGCGGCCGGCGCGACCTGACCGTCCTCGACCCAGAATGCTTCGATGGCTTCGGGCAGGCCGCCGGGCGGCGTCTTCAGGCTCATGAACACGAGCGCCGTGTCGATCTGCTCGGTGTAGGCCAGGTCGTCGAGCCAGTAGAGCAGCCGATCACGCTCCGGGCCGACCAGGACATCGGCACGATCGAGCACGAGCAACTGCAGGCCCGAGAAGTGGCTGATCGCCGCGGCGATGTGAGCGTCGACACGCCAGCGTTCCGATTCGGACAGCAGGGCGTACGCGCGGCCGTCGGCGAGGACTTCCATCTCGGGCGTGATCGTCACGTCGGCCCATTCGGACATCTCGGCGAGCGAGACGAGGCGCTCGTTCATCGGCGTCAGCGCTTCGCTGAGCAGGTCGGCCGGGATGCCATTCGGCGCGAGCGCGTCCGCGACCGCCTCGTACGCCGCGACGTCGTCGTGCAGCGCCGCAGCCTGCTTTGCCAGATCGGCAGCACCGGCGGCGCGCCGCTCGATTTCGCGAAGCGTCGCGATGTCGGTGTCGAGCTGCTTGCGGCGGCGCTGGAGGTCCGCCAATTCCGAGCGCGCGGCGTCGCCGCTCTCGCGTGCGGCGGCCGCGCCGCTGTCCTCTGCGTCGTCTTCAAGCGCGCGCAGCTGCGTCGCGGCGGCATCTGCCGCGTCGACGTCGCGTTTGCGGTTCGCGGCCGCGTTCTGCAGCGTCTTCAAACCCTGCTCGTACTCGGGCAGCTTCGCGGCCGCGTCAGCGTCGCGCGCGCCCGCTGCGGCCGCCGCGGACAGAACGCCGTTGAGGTAACGCAGGAGCGCGCCACATTCCGGGCACGAACATTCGGTGCCGGCCGGCGCCGCGCCGGCGCGCACACGAAGCGCTTCGACCTTCGGCAGGAATTCGGCGACCTGCTCGTCGGCGAGTTGCGCGAGCTCGACCGCCTTCGCGTACCCGGCGGCGCGCGTGCGCAGGTCGGCGATCTTCGACGCACGCGCACGTGCCGCCGTGTCCGCCGCATCGGCCGCGCCGATCTGCTGCTGCAGGTCGCCGATCCGGTCGTCGAGTGCCGCGCGGTCGCCCGTGAGCTTCCGCAATGCTGCCTCGTCGAACTCGACCGCCGCCGGCCGCCACGTCGCTCCCTTCTGGCTGCCGTACGTCTCGCCGGTCGCGTTGCGCCACGACTGCTTCGCGCCGCGTGCGCGGTCGGCTGCTTCCTTCTGCGCTGCTTCGAAGCCGGCACGCAACATCGGGGTGATGGCAGCGAGCCGCGCGGCGGCGGGGGCGGGCACCGCATCGGCGCGAAGCCCGAGTTTGTCGAGCAGCCGCGAACGCATTTCGTCGACGCCGATCTTCACGCCCATCAGGTCGTACAGGAACGCCCGGCGCTCGGCCGCGCCGAGATGCGCGAACCGCTGCGCATCGAGTACCAGCGGCAAGCGTGGATCTTCGGCGAGTTCGCGCTTGATCTTGCCCGAAGGCAGCGTGACGCTGTTCGCCTGCTCGCCGCATGCGACCACGATCTGGCCGCCATCCGCACCCTCGGTGACGAGCGAGCCGTATTCCTTCTTCAGTGTGACGCGCACGGTGTCGCCGGTGAGCGCCATGCGCACGGCTTCCTGCATGCTGCTCTTCCCGGCGCCGTTCGGGCCGGTGAAGAGGGCGACAGGCTTCGCGAGCCGGATATCCGCCGTGCGGATGCCGAGCACGTTCGCCACGTAGATGTCGGTGATTTTCACGCTGCTTCTCCCTGCGGTCCGCGCGGCCGCAGTACCGTGCGGCTGCCGTCCGAATCCATCGCACTGACGATGCCCTTGGTTTCGAGCAGTTCAACCAGCCGCGCGGCGCGGTTGTAGCCGATCTTGAACTGGCGCTGCACGCTCGAAATCGTCACCTTCTGCTGTTCGATTACGAACGCTTCGACTTGGGCGTACAGCGGATCCTCGTTGCCGGAGGCGGCTTGTTCCTCGTGCCACTCCTTCCAACCCTTCACCCAGGCGATGCACAGTTCGCCAGCCATCACAGGGCATTCGCTTTCGGGCTTGCCTTCGGCTGCTGCCTGCCTGCCGGCCTGATGCTGTTCGTCGATCTGCGCTTGAGTCGGGCCGTCGCCGAGCTTCGGCACCTCGCGGAAATCGGCGTCGACGACGTCGTCGCCGTTCGGGCGCTGCCCTTCCATGCCGTCGCCGTCCTGGTCGGTGTACTCGCGGCCGAGGTCAAACCCACGCTGATCGGTTTCGCCGCGAACCTCGTCCATCCCTCCCGTGTGCTCGCTCGGATTTGCGACGACGACCAGAACGGTTTTCCCGCTGGCTTCGTAGAGCTCGTGCAGGTTCGGCTGAGAGCAGCCGAATTTCACGACCGCCTTGACGCCGTCTTTGATCGTGATCTGGTCGAGGTCACCCTGGACGACGATGCGGCCATCGCTCGCGATCAGGTGCGTCGCCATCTTCACGTTGTGCTCGACGCGTGCACGCAGCCGGTCGATGACGTCGTTCTGCTTTTTCTCGGAGAGCTTTACCCAGATGTCGGGCATCAGCTTCATCTCGGTCACCAGCGCGGAAAGCAGGTCTTTGCCGATGCTGTCGGCGGTCATCTGGAGGACGTTCTTGTCGGTCATGTCGAAATCCTTGGCGGCGGTAGGCGCGCGTTAGTCGGCGTTGATCGGGTTACGCGGGCGGCGGCCGGCGGGCGCGGTCGTCTGGGCGGTTGCCTTGCCGGCGGCCGACTGTTCGGCTGCGGAGGTGATGGCGCGCATGCGTGCCGAGGCGAGGGCGTTCAGTTCGGCTTTGGCCGTTTCATCGGACACGCCGCTGATCGCACTGCGGGCGAGATCGAGGTCTTCGGGCGTCTTGGCGGATTCGATGTCTTCGCGGATACCGCGCACGAGGCCGGCGGCATCGAATTCGAAACCACCTTGACCATGGCCGCCATCTTCCGGCGGCCCGTCCTGATCGTCGACCGGATCGGCTTGGGTGGCCGCCGGCGACGCGCCGTGCGCGGGCGATTCCGTCGCGGGCCCCGTTTGTGCTTGCGATGCGCCGCGCGGGACTTCCTCGGCGGGCTCAGCGCGGCCGCCGCGCAGCTCGTCGAGGGTCGTGCTGTAGACCGTGTAGGAGCCGTCCTGGGAGACGTCAACGACATCAGACTCTTCCTCGGACGTGCGTCCCATGCCCATGACGATGTCGGGTGCGTGGATGTTGCCGAAGAAGCTGCCGGCGCGGTACTGGAACATCAGCGTGCGCAGCCCGGTTTGCCACTTAGATCCGGTCTTCCCGTACCAGCCTTCCTCGACGACCATTCGCATGCTGACCGGCGCCGATTCGATCACAGGCATGCCGATGTCCCGGTACAGGTCGAGCATGCGGCCCGCGTACTGGCGAACCTGTTCGGGTGCGAGGCGCGGTTCCGGTGTGCCCCTCGGAAGTGCCCAGGCGATGCACTCGATGTCATCGACCTCGACCTCGCGCTCTTCGAAGATCGGCTTTCGAGCCTGCTGATTCCAGCCGGTCTTTTCCTTGTACTTGGCCGTGATCTTGCCGCGGCTGATCATCTGGAAGCGCAGCGGCGTGAATCGCCCCGACGCGTTGATCGCCGCGATCACGAACTTGCCGGACCACCGCAACTTGCCCTCGATCATGTCGGCGTTCTGCATCACGGCGGTGATCGACATGCGAACGGCGCGTGCGACCTCGATCGCGACAAGGCAGTTGCCGATTGCAGACGGGTTCTCGACCCAGATTTCCTCGCCGTTCGCCTTCTTCAGGTTGTGCGATCGGAACTGTGCCGGAACTGCATCGCTGCTGGCGTAGGCCTTGGCGATGCGGTTGGCCAGGACAAAACCGCGCTCGGTGAACATGTCGACGGCCTGGTCCGGCATCAGCGCCGGTACGCCGCCGGCTGCCTTCACTTCGCTCAGTTGTGCGGGTGCATTCATGGGTTGCCTCGTTACTCGTGGAATTTGCAGACGCCGTGCCGCGGGCAGTACTTCGCGTCGCAGAGCAGCGATTTCGGGTTGGGATAGAAGCGGCCAGATCGGAACATGTCGGCCGCGAATTCGATGAGGCCGGGCTCGTCCTCGGTGCCGATCATCACGCGCTTGGCGTTCTTCACGGGCGCGGTGGCCACCTCGGGCGTGCCCTTCGTCTTCAGGCCGATGATCTCGGCCGTGTCGGCGATCAGCTCGCCGGTCGTGTGCTCGTAGAGCATCTCGTAGGTGCCGATCTGCGGGCCGTGGCCTTTCGTGACCGCCGCGCCTTTCTGCACGGCGGCCGATCCGCTTTTCAGGTCGGCGATGCCCGGGCCCAGCGCGGTGCGGCGCACGCGCGCCCGGTCCATCGTGCCGGTCAAGCGAATCGTGATGCCGCCGCCGCAGTCGATGTCGAGCGGCTTAGTCTCCATTTCGACGGCGATGAAGTCGTAGCGAGGCGCGACCTCGAGGCAGTATTTCGTGGTGAGCGAGAGCCCGATGCGCTCGGCCTCCGACAGGCTCAGGTCGTCGCGCGCCGGGTCGAATTCGTTCTCCGGGTCGCGGAGCTTGTCTACGAAGGCACCGGCCGCATCGTCAACCGTCAGACCAGAGCCATCGAGGCGCGCCTGGTCGAATACGGCGGTGCCGGCGTGGATGGCCGTGCCGAGCGCGGCACGCAGTCCGACGACGTTGCGCATTTTCAGGAGGTGGATTCCTTCCCAGCGATACGCGCAATCGAACAGGCCGCCCCAACTCGACGCGCGCACGGTATAGACCGAGGGAGTCATGCCGCACCCGCAGTTTCAGCTTCCGTACCGACGGCCGGCGCCGGCATCTTCTCGATGCACACGTACGGGAAGCGCTCGGGGAACGGCTTGATGTGCTTGTAGAAGTGCGAGCCGAGCGAGTCGGCGGCCTTCAGCGCGTCGAAGTTCGCCTGCTTGAAGCGGGTGTAGTGGTACAGCGATGTCCGCGCGCCGGTCCTGCGATCCTTGAAACGGACCGCGAGCGTTTCGGATTCGGCGTCGTAGCCGATGCTATGGATCTGCGACGATTCGACGGGGTGGGTGTCGATGGTTTTCATGTGATGGGCTCCTGAAAGAGGAAAGCAACAGACGTGACGAGCCGATCCGAGCGCTCGGATGCCGGTGGTCGAAGACGGGGAAGCGATTGGAGAAACGCTTACGTACGCGTCAGGAAGAGCGTCGCGGCAGACGTTCCGTCAGCGTTGAGATTTGCGAGAATCAGGGTGCACAGCGCCGCGATCGCGATCGCGGCGAGGTAACCGGCTATGGGATTCCATTCGTGCAGGCGGTCGAGCAGCGCGCCGAGGTAATCGAAGGGCGTCAACCTGCACCTCCGGCACGCAATGCGACAAGCAACCACCAGAACACGCCCACGCACACGAACAGTCCAAAGGCGGCACCGATGGTGATCGAGCGGTGAACGCGTGCGCACGATGCGAGTAGTGCGTTGTCGTTCGCTGGGCGCGATACAAGCGATCGCCTGTAACTGCCCAATACAGGCTGTAAGCGGTCGAGGGGTGAGCGCATCACTGGTTCCTCCGTAGGTTCCGCTCGGCGAAAGTGGCGACGTTGTGCTTCGTGCGGTCGAGGATTTGCTGCGCGATCGCCTCATTGCCGACCATGGCGATGCCGAGCGCTGCTTTGCTGATCAGCATTTCCATCACGTTCGCGAGGGCGTTCGGATTGCCATATGCACCGGATTCGCGTACGTAGTCGGCGATCAGCTTTTCAGCGAGGTCGCCGCATTGGGAGGGGGTTTTGAGGGTGCTCATCGGTCGACTCCGGCAATGGTGATGTGGCGAACGGGATCGGATACTGGCAGCGGCGCGCGGAAACCTGCCTTCGCCAGCGCGTCGTCGACAACAGCGCGGATGCCGGACGTGAGCACGGTCTTCGACGCGACCAGGTGTAGCGTGTCGATCAGATGCGCCATCGGTTGAAGGTGCGCGTCGAGCGACCGATCGGCCGCGAGCGAGCGCGCATAAGCGTCGGCCGATGCACTGTCGCCGGCGTCGGACGGCAGCTCGCCATACGCGAAGCTCGAATCAGCCCGTTCCTGCGCGAGTTCCTTCGCGCGCTGCAGCCATGCTTGGCCGACCGAGTGCTTGTTCACGTTCATGTCAGTCACCTCGCGCGTCGAGCATGGTGTTGGCTTCACGTAGCCTTAGGTCGTAAAGCTTGACGACAGCCTCGCGCTCGAGCGGCTTGCGCCAGGTCTTGCGCTGGAATGCCCGACATGTATGAAAGCAGCCGTTCAGCAGTTCCTGAGACGGTGCTCGCATGTCGAGCGGGCAGAGATGTCGATCCTCGCGATACTTCGGGCTGTTCCGATGTTTCATTTCGGGAAACATCATGTCGATCGGCTTCTCCCAATCGCCGGGTTCTTCGCTGCAGAGCCCCCAGGTGCAGCCGCTCGATTTCGCACCGGGCTCGTCATCGTCGTGCGCTGCATACTCACGACCATCAACGATGCGCTGCCGAAAGCGCTTCAGTGCGGCGACGTAGCGCTCGTCCGACAAGTACAGTTCGTCGCGTTCGCTCATGCTTCACCTCGCGCACGGAGCATGGCATCGGCCATTTGGTAGCACAGCCGAGCGACATACAATTCATCGCCAGTAATCCCTTCGTCTGGCGTGGGCCAATCGAAGTCGTACGTCTTCAGTCGATGCTCCGATTCGCTTTCGCCGTCGGGCGTGCCGTCCGCATCGATTCGACGGACATAGTCGAACGCCATGGGCATAGCCTTTGCCGCGAAGTAGTCGCGGAGCGTCATGCCGGCGCAAGCGCGTGCCGTCGCTTCGGTGTAGGCGCGGTCGCGCTCGGCCGAATCAGTGATTCCTTCAATCGCGGCCGCGCCTATGCGATGCACCCACTGTGCGTCCGCAAGCGGAAACGCAGATCCGCCGTGGTTGATCTCGTTCATGTGGTCTCTCGGTGTGGTGTGCGGCTCAGCCGCGGTGGTGCTTATCGGCGCCCCAGCGCTTGAGTGCGCGGGCGATTTCGACGACGAGGCAGAGAATCAACAGGGCGAGCGCCGCAATGACGAAGTGGGCCATTTCAGATCCTGCGCAGGGGACGGAGCGCCGGCGCTCCGTGATCGCGGCAGCTGCTGACGCCAGCGTTACCCGGACCGAGCTCCGCGCCGCACGACGAGCAGGTCGTCTGTGCGAAGCGCGGCGCGACTGTTGCGAGGTCGGCGGCCGCGATGCGGCGCACGATTTCACCCTTGAGGACGTCCTGGCAGACGTTCCAGACCTCGTACACGTCCTCGATGTAGCCGCGGCGCAGCGCGGCGTCGAGTACGGCGATCTGCTCGGTGGAGAACGGCAGCACGTCGAACGTGACGCGCTCGGCGATCGCTTCGTCGCGCTCGTCGCGCGCCAGCGCTTCGTCGTCCGCCGCGGCTTGCAGCTGGTCGGCGTGTTGCTCGACGCGGGCCGCGAGAATGCGGAGATTGTGCTGATGGGTTCGAGGAGTGTGCATTGCATCCTCCATTTGAAAGTAGGATTGCTAAGTGAATTTCTGTCTTGAACTGCGATGCTGCATGCGCAGCTCTCACTGGTGACGCCTCGGAAGAAGAACCGCCACCAGTCAGAACTGCATCACTCGCGCGCCCGGCTACTTCCGGCCGTGCCGGCTCCGGGCCGCGCGAGGTTTGTGCCGATTACGAAGCCATCGGTCACGTGTTGCTGGCTGTCTTGCATCAGGTTCGTTCAGCTGCCTGTCCGGTAGCCACAATTGGCCTAGCGCGGTTCGGCTGTCCTGATTCACGACGCAGATCGCGCCGGCCGGTTGCTCCGCGTGTGCGGTCCCGGCTTACCTTCGATTGTTAGAGAGCGATCCGCCTCGGGCGGTGGCGCGGCGTCGGTGTCGCGTTGAACGAATAATCACATACGTGATTTGTCACAGTCAACACAAATGTGATTTTGGCGGGAAAAGTTTGTAACAAGGGGATTGTGAGGGGCGCGCAAACGCCCGCCGGTTAAGCAGTTGCTGACACCAGTTGAAAGCCTCGCGGATCTGGTACTAAACTACTGTACATTCATACAGTATTTGGTGCTGACAGGCGAGGCGACTGATGAAAGAAGAAGTGAAGGCGCGACTGCGGTGCAAGCCCGGGGATTTGGCGATCGTGACGAAATGCGGGGTGCCCGATCGGATCGGGCTACTGGTGCGGGTAGTTGAACGGTGCTTAGACGATCAGCACGACTGGCTGGTGGAACTTCAGGGGCCAGGAGTTTGGGCCCGTGGCACCGTAACAGGTCGCGTCACCCTGCGACGACGGGCACTCTTGAATGATTGGAACCTGACTCCGATCAGCGGGGAGGCTCTTCCATGCGAAATGGCTCGTCCGGATTCGGAAGCATCCGAAGCATCAGAGCAAACGTTTGTGCCGGCTCACCAGCCTTGTCTGCTTTGAGGATCGCGTCAATCAGCGCCTTCGCGCCAGCGCTCGCAGTGACCAGCGCGGAATCGTAGCTTTCGGCGGCATCCACATCCGACGTGGGTTTTCCTTTCCCTTCGGCAAGCCACAGTGCGCTCACGCCGAGCGTGTCAGCAATTTGAGGGAGGCGGCGTGCGCTGTTGCGCGTTCCCGCTTCCAGATTCCCAATTGTCGATTGGGAAACGCCGGCCTTTTCGCCCAATTCCTCTTGGGATAGGCCGGCTCGGGCTCGTGCCCATTTCAGTCTGTCGGCTAGCGTGTACATATCACAATCGTAATAGAACGACCCATTCGATTTGTGTTGACCGAAACAAACACAAATGTGATACTGGGTCATGGACATCCAAAAAGCTGTCTCCGACCTTCTTGGTTCGGGGCTCACTCAATCTCAGCTGGCCGGTCTCATTCCGTGCTCGCAATCCCTCATTTCCGCGCTTCTCAGGGGAGCACGCGGCTCGCGCGTTTCGTTTGCGATCGCCGATCGCGTGAGAGCACTTCATGCGGAACGGTGTGGAGTCTTGAAGAGGGTGTCCTCGGGCTGAACGATCGGGCCGCGCCGATTTTTCCGGCGTAGTCGATTCGTTCAGCGCGACGGGGCTGGCTTCGTCAGTGTTGGCCAGGTGTGGACCTGGCCTTTATTTCGAGCCTCGTCCAACTGGGTAAGCAAGTGGGTAATCAACTGGGTAACGATTGATTTTTCGTATGAACCAGACCGAATTCAGGATGTTTGCGCCGTGGGTGCAGGCTGCGACGCTGCCGGATGGGGAGATCGAAGCGATGAGCTTCGAGGACTGCCTCGCACACGCGCTCGAGCTCGGGTTGCGGCGCTTCGATCGCAAGACGCTCGCGCGCAACTGCGACATTCACTATCCGCACTTCGGCGACCTGGTTGCCGGCCGCCGGCCGTTTCCTGCGACCAAGCTGCACCTGTTCTGCATGTTCACCGGCTGCGACTACCCGCGGCAGTGGCTCGCGATTCAGGAGCGCAAGGCGATCGAGGAATACCGCCGGCTCAGCCAGCAGGCGATCGGCGAGTTCGTCCAGCAGGCGTTCAGCCAGCGGCGGTCGGCGGCATGACGTTGATGCTCAGCAACCGCGACGTCGGCAAGCACTTCGCCCGCAAGCTCGGGCGACCCATGACCTACCTCGGCATCGTCGAAGAAAAGCACCTTTTCATCTTTCGCGATCCCCCGCAGGACTACCTCGCGTTTCGGGCCGACCAGCTCTGGATGCTTGAGCGCGTGCGGCCGGAAGCGGCGCCGATCGGCAGCCAGAAGGAGGGTGGATTCAAATGACGGCACTTGACACAGCATCCGGAGAAACACGGGTGCATGAGTTCGGCAAGCTCGATCGCAGCATATCGCTGACGAGGTTTGCAATGGATATTGCCGCTAACTGCGTTTTTGTGTTCGGTTTGTTGTGTGCAGCTGTGCTTGCGTATGCCCTGCGAGGGCGTCCGTGAAGCGCGAATCGCACCTGTGTACACACGATTTCATCGATCACATTGTTACCAATTCCATGACGATGTTACTCGCCTGGCATTTTCATATCTTTAAAGGTGCGTGCGCGGCTCGGTTCACCGGCGCGATACTGGCCAGCAATCTTTTCGCAACTTATTGTGGCTTCACGAAGGAGATGAAGAGCCTCTTCAAGGAGGTAGATCGTCTTTGCAATTCTTCCCATGCGCTCTTCACCCGGAGGCGAGGTTCCTTCAGCAAGGTGGGCGAAGTACCCAATCGCAAAATTGATACGCTCAATTACCGCCGAAATCTTTGCGGCTGCGTCGTCTGGCATAGCCGCCATATTGAGTATCTCTTCGCTCGACGGAAATTTCAATTCCCTGAGCGAAAAGACATAAGCCTCGAAATGCTGGCGGGTAATCGTGTGTTCGATTTCGTACTTTGTGCTGTCGCTTATAATATCGATGATTATACGGAGTCCTACGACACCATTTCGCAATCGTACAGCGCAACCAGCTCCCGCAAGTCGTGCACGATTCAATTCTGCTTTCGCCTGCTGTCGATTCGTCGCGGACGCGATGTAGAGGGCGACGACAACTGCCGCGCATGTAGCTGTTGCGGAAGTGACGTCCCAAAAATCCTTCGTGGACCCAGTCGCGTGCGCGACTATCGTCCATACGCGGAACACAGCCAAGAATCCGATTGCTATCAGCAGCCAAACGAACGCCAGCTGCGTGACTTCCCACGCGCGTTTCATGCTTCCCCCGTCTTCAATTTTCGGGCGATCGTAGCACGCCGCAGGGCGTCCACGCGGGTAGAGGTTCGTGAAGGAGCAATGCCGATGCCGCCGAATTCATTTCTGCATTATGCAGGCTGGTGCGAGGCTGGTCTTACTTCAACACGAATGCGGTCGAGACACGAATGAACGACCTCCCGAATCCTCTCACCCCAGCGGACTGCAACCTCCGCGATTTCCCGTTCATGCCGCTTGAGGTGAAGCGGTTGCTGACGTCCGAAACGTGGATCCTCGGCACAGGCGATGAGCGCGCGGCCGCGATCACTTTGTGGCTCGAGAGTTGGCATCAGATTCCGGCGGCGAGCCTGCCGGCCGATGACCGCATGCTCGGCCATCTGTCCCAGGCGAAGAGCTGGAAGCGCGTGAAGGATCACGCACTGCGCGGCTGGGTGAAGTGCGCCGACGGTCGGCTCTATCACCCGGTCGCCGCCGAGAAGGTGCTCGAGGCGTGGCTGTCGAAGCTCACGAGCAGCCTGTCGGGCTCCGTCGGCAATGCCAAGCGATGGGGCATCGAGGTCGATACGGTTGCCGTCCGCAAGCAGGTTGTCGAGGCGGCACACCTGCTGAAGGGTGTCGCCCCCCAATCGGAATGGCTCCGGAAGAAGCAGGTGAAAGACATCGTGGCCGATTCGAGTCGCGATCCCGACCCGATCGCCCCCCGATCACCAACGCAATCGCCCCCCGATTCGCCCCCCGATCGCAAGAGAGAAGGAGAGGGAGAAGTAAACGTAAACCTAAGCGGCGGCGGCACAGCACAGGCAGTGGGCGACGAACCGCCGATCGCCGCCGCCGCTTTCGTCGAAATCCTTCGCTCCTCGGGCGTCGGCTTCGCCGTCGATGACGCGAGGTTGGCGAGCTGGCCCGCGCGCGGCGTGACGGCCGACGACCTGCGCGCGGCCATCGCCACGGGCCGCAAGCGCCGCGAGCGCGAGCGCTCCGCGCAACCGCTCAACGTCGGATTCCTCGATACGATCCTCGGCGATCTCCTCGCCGCGCGCGCCGCGACGCCCGCGACAGGCACGCGCACCGTCGGCGACTGGTGGCGCTCATGGACCGGCATCGTCGAGCACGGCAGCACGCTCGGCGTCGAGCAGGGCCGCGACGAACCACCGTTCGATTTCAAGCTGCGCGTGTTCGAAGCGGCCGGCGACGGCCCGTGGTGGGACGACCACAACCGTGCATTTCGCAACTCTGCCGGGCCCGTCGCGGCCGGCGCATTGCTGGGGGAAGGGCGATGAACTGCAAAGTCGGCGACATGGCCGTAATCACGCGTGGCAGTGCCCGCGACCGTATCGTCGAGGTGAAGGCGCCTTACGGCGATTACCTGCACCTCGGCTTCTGCTGGTTCGTCGAGGCACCGACGCCGATCCCGGCGACGGACGTCGTCACGTTCCGCACGTGCGAGCTCAAGACCGGATGGATTCCCGATGCGTGGCTGCGCCCGATCAGCGGTGTGCTGGTGACCGACGACGTGGCCGGCGAGGTGACGGCATGACCCAGCAGTCGCTCATCGCGGCATCGCCGGTCGCGCAGCGCGTCGAGTTCGTCGTTCCGGGAAACCCGGCGGCGAAGGGGCGCCCGAAGTTCGCGCGCCGTGGCGCGCACGTCACGACCTACACGCCCGAGAAAACCGAGCGGTACGAGAACCTCGTGAAGATGGCCGCCCGCGCCGCGATGCGCAGCACGGCGCCATACGCCGGCCCGATCCGCCTGATCGTGCATATCGGCCTGCCGATTCCGGCGAGCTGGTCGATGAAGCGGCAGGGCGAGGCCGCTGCCGGCGCCATCGGCGCGACGAAGAAGCCGGACGCCGACAACGTTGTCAAGGCGTTGAAGGACGGCATGAACGGTGTGGTGTACGTCGACGACGGCCAGGTCGTCGACCTCTGGGTGTCGAAGCGCTACGCGCGCACGCCGTGCGTGCGAATCGAGGCGATCGAATTGAATCTGAAGTCAGCATAAGGAGCGGGGCCTTGAAAGCAATCGGAAAACTCACCATCAACGCGATGATCGGAAAGATGAAGCCCGGCATTCGCTATTCGGCACACGACCTCGCACGCCGGACGAAGCATCCCGTTTCGTCGGTGCGCCAGCTGCTGTCGCTCGATGTGGCGCTCGCGCGGCTCGACATGCACTCCGAAGGCCGCGGGCGTGTGTACTCGCTCGCGGGCACGAGCCGCTCCTCGGGCTCGCACGTCGACACGCGCATCCGGCCGGACTTCACGAGCAACCTGTCGGGCTATGTGTCCGAGCTCAACACGCGCCAGGTGCTGGCGATGATGACGCGAGGTGCACGATGAGCGATGTCGTCGAGTTCAAATCGGCGTTCGACGCGGTGCGGTTCGCGCTCTGCTACTCGTCGCAGCAGTATGGCGAGACGATGATGGCGAAGCGGCTGCGCGGCGAGTCGATCGGAACGGGCATGGGCCTGGTCGGGCTCGACGGAGCCGGCCAAGCCGGCGAAATTCGCCGGCACCTCTGGGAACTGCCCGAACTGCACCTGTCCGTGATCGTCGCGCGCGCGGCGCCGCACGACCTGCCGTGCTCCTGCGGATCAGCATGCTGCAGCGGCCGGACGCCGAATCTCGAATGGCAGGCGGCGATCGGCTGGCTCATTCGCGCATCCGCCGCCTACTGCTCGGGGTTCTCGCACTACCGCGTGCGCCGGGCGATCATCGAGCGGTTGTTCGGAGTGAAGTGCGACCTGGTCGACATCGCGCACGACTGCGAAGCCCACGTGAACACCGTCAGCAAGCACAACGCCGCGGTGCGGAAGTGGATCGAGGGCGACAAGAAGGCCGGCGAGGCGGGCGTCGAGGGGCTTGCGTGGTCCGTGATCGAGCGGCGATTCAGCGAGCTCGGATTACTGCAGGAACGATCGACCGCTTGACAATGTGTGTTTGGCACACAATAATCCGCCATATTCGATACACGTCATACGTGTGTCCGAAGCAAAGAAGCCCGCGAAAGCGGGCTTCTTTGTTTGCGTCGGTGGACCTGTTCGCCTACAATCTCGGCCGCGGGGTGGAGCAGTCTGGCAGCTCGTCGGGCTCATAACCCGAAGGTCATAGGTTCAAATCCTATCCCCGCAACCAACATCGAAGCCCGCTACGCGAAAGCCAGCGGGCTTTTTCGTTACTGCTTATCGAGTTCGTTAGCAGCCGTCTTGAGTGCGGCAGCAATGAGCTTTCCGAGGGCTTCTCCGTTTTTTTCAGGCTCAGCGAGCCATCCGCTCGGCGAACCGGGTTGAAAAAGACCTGCTTCGAGTACTGCCTTTACCAGCTCGGTTGCTCGATTTTTTGCGTCTGCAGTTGCCATCGAATTAACTCCAGTAGCGTGAGCCGGTGGATCCCGGCCACTCAATTCTACGGCAGCAAGCTATAGTCTCAAGAACGATGCCCGCTGAGCGATAGCCAGCGGGCTTCTTCGTTGTGACGCTGCTGTACTTGGTTACGGGATCAGATGTTTCGCCGCGTGCTTCGCCAGATCTTCGATTTCTTGAATGGTCATGGCGTGCACGTTGTGATGGGATTCCAGCTTGACCAGTACGTTGATGCTGTTCGTGCCGTCTGCCAGGATGACATTCAGTGCGCCGTGCGGTTGGACGTGCGGGTTCATTCCTACGGTCGTGAGTTTCATTTGGTTCTCCGGTGATGGTGTGGCTGCGACAGCATCTCGCTCTCGCCGTCAGTGAATATGGCCCCGGCATCGCGGCTTTCAATGGTCGGTGCCCTGGTGTCACACAAGACACTTGACGCAGATCAAATCGGCGAATTCCGACGATGACGAAATCAACCGCCGTCACTGGTGTGTTATCGGTTTCTCGGCCGGCGCCACCCGATCTGCTCTTCGACGATTCAAACTGGGTCCGCCATATAGTGCCGGCCGACGGCATCGCCGAGTGGGTGAACGAGACGCTCTTGCGCGACGGCGCGCCGCTGCACAACCCTGACCACGCGCACCTGGTCGACGCTGACGTCGCATACCTCTGGGCGGCCGTCGAGAATGTCCGGCAGACGCGCCGCGTCGTCGGCCAGTGCGAAGAGGTGATGATTCGCGCCGGCGGCTGGCAGCGCGCCCGGCAGGAGCAGCAGTATCTCGAATGGTTCGGCCGCGTGCCGGCGTTCCTGGTCACGCTCGACGCGCACTACGCGCGCGAATGCAGCGATCTGCAGTGGTGCGCGCTCGTCGAGCACGAGCTGTATCACATCGGTCAGCGCGCTGACGCTTTCGGCGCGCCGGCCTTTACGAAGGACGGCATGCCGAAGCTCGGCATCCGCGGGCACGACGTCGAGGAATTCGTCGGAATCGTTCGGCGCTACGGCGTGGCCGGCGGCGCGGGCGACACCGCGAAGCTCGTCGCCGCGGCACAGCGCTCGCCCGAGGTGGGCCACACCGACATTGCACGCGCCTGCGGCACCTGCATTCTGCGGGCCGCATAGCCCTTTCTGAACGTCTCCGTCATGGCCGCACTTCCCGCAACGATCAAGCTGTTCATCGTGCAGTCGCTGGCCTGCTTCGACACGATTTCGCGCACCGCGAAGGCCGTGCGCGAGGAATTCGGCGTCGAGGTGTCGCCGCAGCAGTGCGAGCGGTACGACCCGACGAAGCGCGCGGGATCGACGCTCAGCAAGAAATACCGCGAGATCTTCGAGCGCACGCGCGAGGAGTTCCTGAGCGACACATCGCGCATCGGCGTGTCGCACCGTGCCGTGCGCCTGCGCGCGCTCGACCGTGCCGTCGCGGAAGCGGAGCGACGCAACAACCTGCCGCTGATGGCGCAACTGCTCGAGCAGGCTGCGAAGGAATCCGGCGACGCCTACACGAACCGGCGCCGCCTCGAACACACTGGGGAGAACGGCGGCCCGATCGAGAACAGGACGGTCGTCGTCGATGAAAGCCAGGTCGCAGCCGCCGTCGCCAAGCTCGAAGACGAGTATTGACCCCGCCATCGAGCGGGCCGTCCTGAAGGCGAAGTGCGAGCGGGACCACCTGTTCTTCAGTCGGTACTTTTTCAAGCACCGCCAGGCGATCAAGTTCCGCGTCAACTGGCACCACGTGCTGATTGCCGACACGGTGCAGCGCGTGATCGACGGCACGCTGAAGAACGTCGTCATCAACGTGCCGCCGGGCTCGTCGAAGACTGAGCTGGTCGCGATCAACCTGATCGCGCGCGGCCTCGCGCTGAACCCGCGCGCGCGGTTCCTGCACATCAGCTACTCGGATGACCTCGCGCTGCTGAACAGCGAGACGGCGCGCGACATCGTCGCGTCCGACGAGTACCAGGCGCTCTGGCCGCTGAAGGTGGCTGATGACGCGAAGTCGAAGAAGCGCTGGAACGTGCTCGTTGACGGGAAGAAAGCCGGCGGCGTGTACGCGGTTTCGCTCGGCGGTCAGATCACTGGCTTCCGGGCCGGGCACATGGCCGAGGGCTGGCAGGGCGCGATCATCATCGACGATCCGCTGAAGGTCGAGGACGCGTACAGCAAGACGAACCGGGACAAAGCCAACCGCAAGCTGCAGTCGACCGTGAAGAGCCGGAAGGCGAATCCGGACACGCCGATCATCGTGATCATGCAGCGGCTCGCCGAGGAAGACCCGACGGGCTTCATCAAGACCGGCAAGCTGCCGGGCGACTGGGAGTTCATCGAGATCCCGGCGTTGATCACGGACGAGTACGTCGCGAAGCTGCCGGCGCGCATCCGCGACCGCGTCGAGTGCGACGAGCGAGACGCGGACGGCCGGTACAGCTATTGGCCGTACAAGGAACCGCTGCAGGAGCTGCTCGCGTCCGAGAGGGCCGACGCGTATGTCTTCAACGGCCAGTACATGCAGCGGCCGTCGCCGCTGGGCGGCGGGATCATCCAGAGCGGCAAGTTCCTGCGTTACGGCGCGCTGCCGCAGCTCCAGTACCGGAAGATCTTCGCGGACACGGCGCAGAAGACCGCCGAGCGGAACGACTACAGCGTGTTCGAGTGCTGGGGTCTCGGGTATGACAACCGCGTGTACCTGATCGACCTGGTGCGCGGAAAGTGGAAGGCGCCCGAGTTGAAGCGCCGCGCGATCGACTTCTGGAACAAGCACGCGGCCATCGGTGCGGACGACCCGGGCGCGCCGGTGCTGCGCCAGATGAAGGTCGAGGACAAGTCCAGCGGTACCGGGCTGATTCAGGACATTCAGGCCGAGGGCGGCATCCCGATCGAGGGCATCGAACGCGTGAAGGACAAGTTGACGCGCGTCATGGACGTCGTCAGCCACATCGACTCCGGCAACGTCGGCGTCCCGCTGGATGCCCCATGGGTCAGCGATTTCTTGACCGAGTGCGACTCGTTCACGGCTGACGACACGCATATGCACGACGACCAGATTGACCCGATGGTCGACGCAATCAACGACATGCTGGGAGGCGCGAAGGACCTGTCGGTCTGGGAGCGGCTTGCCGGTTGAGCACGACAGGATTTCCCGGAATGTCGAAACGGAAGCAACAGACGCGGCCGCCGCGCGCGCCGGCGGCGACGCACGCCCATCGGACGGTCGACTCGTTCGCCAACTTCGAGGCGCGGCTCGGATGGGGCGCCGATAACCAGGCGTCGGCGGCGCAGTACACGCTGACGTACCAGAGCCGCAATCGCGTCTGGCTGGAGGCCGCGTATCGCGGATCGTGGATCGTGCGCGCCGCGGTCGACGCGATCCCGGAGGATATGACCCGCAAGGGCGTCGAGATGTCCGGGCTCGATCCGACTGACGTGTCGAAGATGGAGACCGCGCTAACGCGCAAGGCGATCTGGGACCAGCTCTGCGACACCGGCAAGTGGGCCCAGCTGTACGGCGGCGCGATCGCGGTGATGCTGATCGACGGCCAGGACATGTCGCAGCCGCTTCGGCGCGAGACCATCGGGAAAGGCCAGTTCAAGGGCCTGCTCGTGCTCGACCGCTGGATGGTTGCGCCGCCGGTCGGCGAAGTCGTGACAGAGTTCGGCCCCGATCTGGGCATGCCGAAGTTCTACGACGTGCTGCCGACGGCGATCGGATTGCCGCAGGGGCGCATTCACCACTCGCGCGTGCTGCGAATGGACGGCGAAGCACTGCCGTTCTACCAGCGCATCAGCGAGAACGGTTGGGGCCTGTCGATCCTCGAGCCGATGTGGGACCGGCTGATCGCGTTCGATAGCGCGACGGTCGGCGCCGGTCAACTGGTCTACAAGGCGCATCTGCGCACGCTGAGCGTCGAGAAGCTGCGCGAGATCATCGCGGCCGGCGGCCCGGCGCTCAACGGGCTGCTGAAGCAGGTCGAGATGATCCGGCTGGGGCAGTCGAACGAGGGCCTCACCCTCATCGACGCGACCGACAAGTTCGAGACGCACCAGTACACGTTCAGCGGTCTGTCCGACGTGATGCTGCAGTTCGCAATGCAGCTCAGCGGCGCGACGGGCATTCCGCTCGATCGCCTGTTCGGGCAGCAGCCGGCCGGCCTGAGCGACACCGGCGAAGGATCGCGTCTGCTGTATCACGAGAAGGTGCACACGCGTCAGGAGCGGCGGCTGCGCAATCCGCTACACAGTCTGCTCGACGTGATGTGTCGGTCGGAGATCGGCCAGCCATTGCCCGAGGACTTCTCGTACGAGTTCAACCCGCTGCAGGAGATGTCGGCCGCCGAGAAGGCGGAGATCGGCAACAAGACGGTCGACTCGGTGACGAAGGCCGTCGACGCCGAGCTGATTCCGCGAAGCCAGGGTATGCGTGAGCTGAAGGCGTCGTCGCCCGATACCGGCATGTTCGGCGACATCCCGGACGAAGCCATTGAGCAGGCTGAGCGCGACGAAGAGGGTGAAGACCCGCCGGACCTCGATCCGTCGCTTCCGCTCGGCCCGGCGCCGGGCGCGGCCGCGCGGACGAATGATTCTCTGCTTCGCAGGCTATTCCGACGTCGATGATCCTCACCCTTGATCGAAAGCGCGACCGCCGCAAGAACCCTGTCCGGCTGAGCGGTGCCGAGCGGCAGTACGGCAGCCAGTTGCGAAAGATCGCCCATCAGGTCGGCGTGCTCGTGAACGGCTTTTCGGCTGATGACGCATCGTATGCGCCAACGATCGAGGAACTGCTGCGTCGGTACGCCGAGGCGCTCGCGCCTTGGGCCGAGGCGACCGCGGCGCGCATGATCGCCGACCTGAATCGGCGCGACGAGCAGATGTGGATGAAGCAGGCCACCGACATGTCGCGCGCACTGCGCGACGAAATCCGCGGTGCGGCCACCGGCGAGACGATGCGTGCGCTCCTGTCCGAGCAGGTGCGCCTGATCAAGTCCATCCCGCTCGACGCAGCCGAGCGCGTGCACCGGCTGACGCTGGAGGGAATCGTTGACAGCACGCGCGCCGCGCAGATTTCGAAGGCGATTCAGGAGTCCGGGCAGGTCGCGAAAAGCCGGGCCGACACCATCGCGAGAACTGAGGTCAGTCGAACGGCCGCAACCCTCACGGAAGCGCGTGCGCTCGACGTCGGCAGCCCCGGCTACTTCTGGCGGACATCAGGCGACTCGGACGTCCGCGAGGACCATCGCGAGCTGGAAGGCAAGTTCTTCACGTGGGACAAGCCGCCGATCGCGGATAAGCGGACCGGCGCGCGGGCGCATCCGGGTTGCATCTACAACTGCCGGTGCTGGGCGGAAGTGGTTTTGCCGTCGGCTTGATGTTGCGAGATGAGAGGGGCCGGTCGTTGGCCTTCGTTTTGAGTAGTTGCCGGGCCGAGCCCGCATGACCCGACAGGCCCATGGCAAAGCATCTGCATATCTACTTCCACACGTATGACGCGTCGTGGGAGGAATCGAAGCACCCGCGCTCAGCGAACGGTCAGTTCGGATCGGGCGGTGCCGCTGGTGCAGCGGCGACCGGCCCTACGACGCTGAAAGGCGACGAGCTTGGCGACTTCACCAGCATGAAGGAACTGCGCCAGAAGGCGATCGCCTACGGCAAGCAGTTCGCTGGGAAGAAGTTCAAGAATGCGGCGACTGGCAACCAGATCGAAGTGACGAACGGCGGGATCAGGCACACCGTCGCGACCGGCCACGATGAGGTGCTGCGCTCCATCCCTGCGTTGCCCGACCTGTTGACGAACGCGCGGCTGATCGACACGCAGCCGGATAAGCGCGGCGATCCGAACGTCAAGTCGGTAGAGACGTACTCAGCCCCGCTCAAGCTGGACGGCAGGAGCTATCGGGCGGTGATCACGGTGAAGGTGTTCTACGACGGCCACCGGTACTACAACCAGGGCCTGGTGCGGGAAGGGGAATAGGGCCAGTCGTCGTTTGAATAAGGCACCCCCTGCCTTTCGGCAGTCGGCTCACCTCCGGCGACCGTCCCAGTTCGCATTATAGCCAAGTCCTCAAGACTTGCGGAAACCCTGCCGAATCATCGACTTACTTCCAATTTCGTTCCAGATGCGGACCATTCGAATTCCAACGGCGGACCACGCCTGCAGCTGCGGTGCTGGTGCCGCGCGCGCTCGCGCGCATACCCGTGATGGCATCACTGCATCGGGCGTGTACGCGACCGAGCAGCTCGGCGAGCGACAGTCGATCACCCCCGAGGGCTTCTTGCTCTGCGAGGCCGTACCGATCGCGCGCGTCGGCGCGCAGGACTACGCCTATTTCGAGCTGCCGGAGATCGAGGCGAAGGACGGCGTCATCGTCGCCGAGCGCACAGCCGACGTGCTGTTCAGTCCCGAGACGCTCGCCAGCTTCGAAGGCAAGCCGATCACGATCGACCACCCTCCGGATTTCGTGACGCCGGCGAATTACATGTCGGTGGCGCGCGGCACGGTCCGCAACGTCCGGCGCGGTGATGGCGACCAGACCGAGTTGATGCTCGCTGACCTGCTGATCACCGACGCCGAGGCGATCCGCCGCGTCCAGAGCAAGGGTGCGGACGCGCTCACGCAGGTCAGCAACGGCTACGACGCCGACTACGAACAGATTGCGCCTGGGCGGGCGCGGCAGGTGGTGATCGTGGGCAACCACGTCGCCCTCGTGAAAAGCGCCCGCTGTGGCCCCGTGTGTTCGATCGGGGATAGCAGTTCCAACCTACTCCCGACAGGAGATTCAAGCATGGCAACGAAGAAAAAGCCCGCGCAGTCGACGCTGATGGAGAAGCTGCGCAAGGCGTTCATGACCCGCGACTCCGACGCGTTCGAACAGGCCGCGACCGAGATGACTGGCGACGAAGATGGCGGTGAAGGCGGCGACGGTCAGCCGCAGATTCACATCCACATGCCCGGTGCAGCAGAGGGCAAGCCGGCCGTCGCGGCAACTGGCGATGAGGGCGGCGGTGACGATCCGCTGGCCAAAGTGCTCGATGCGATCCAAGCCACCAACGGCAAGATCGACGCACTCGCCGAACGCGTGACGAAGCTCGAAGGCGGTGGCACGCCGACCGGTGACGGCGATGACGACGATCTGGACGGTACCGGCACGACGGACAACGACGGCGCCGGCGAAGGCGACGACGACAAGACCGGCGCACGTACTGGCGACAGCACCGCGCTGCGCGACCAGTTCCAGGATGCGCTCTCGCGCGCCGAGATCCTCGCGCCTGGCGTGCGGCTGCCGACGTTTGACGCGAAGGTCGCGCGCAAGAAGACGGTCGACGCCATCTGCGTGCTGCGCCGCCGCGCGCTGCGCTCCGCGATGGACAACGAGAACGCCGAACTGGTCAAGTCGGTGGTCGGCGGCGCGAACGTGGCCAGCATGACGTGCGACTCCGTGGCGGCGTTCTTCAATGCTGCGTCGGAGCTCGTGCGCAGCAAGAATTCCGGCGTGACGCAGCGCCGGACGAACGATTCCACTCAGACCGAGCGGAAAGACATCAACGCAATCCATGCGGAATTCTGGAAGGTCCGCAAGTAAGGAGCCGACATGCCCTCGTTGCAAGCTTATCAATTTCGCATGCCGGCAGGCTTTGCCGGTGACCTTCAGCGCGCCGAAGTCGCCACGATCGAGACGCAACTGATCGACTCGGCGGCGCCGCCGACGGCGTTCGGTGTGGCTGTGAAGGTGGTGAACGGCAAGATCCAGCCCATCAACAACGCGGCCGATACGGCAGCGCTCGTCTACGGCGTGAACCTGCGCGCGTACCCGATTCAAGGCAACGGCACCGATCCGCTCGGCACGTCGACGCCGCCCACGAGCGGCCCGACCGACATCCTGAAGCGCGGCTACTTCAGTGCAGCGCTCGGCGGTACCGCGCCGGCGACGAAGACGGGCACGGTGTACGTGCGCGTCGCCGCGGCAGCCGCCGGCAAGCCGCTCGGTGGCTTCGAAGCGGCAGCCGACGGCACGAACACTGTCGCGATGCCGACGAACTGGTACTTCACCGGTCCGGCCGACGCATACGGCATCGTCGAGATCGCCGTCAACATCTGATCCGGCGCTGAACAGCGCTTCACCCGAAGCCCCGCAATCGCGGGGCTTTTGTATTTCTGGAGCCATTACATGGACATGTCCGAACTGAAGCACCTGCGCCGGGCCGGGGCCTCGATCCCGATGTCGGCGGCCGTCGCGGACGCGACGCGCCGACTGATCCGCGCGCGCACGCAGGACCAGCAGTACACCTACGATCGCCAGACGATCGACTCGACGGGCGCGTTCCTCATCGGCCAGCTCGAACGCCTCGACCAGACGCTCAACGAGCCGCTCGTCGAGTACACCTGGTCGCGCGACATCTTCATCCGCAGCGACGTGTCGGCGGCTGACGAAGTCGCGTCGTTCACGAACTCGGCGTTCGGGATGAGCGGCGGCATCAACCCGAACGGTCTGAACTGGATCTCGAACGAGGGTAACGCGCTCGCGGGCCCGTCGGTCGACATCGGCAAGACCGCACAGCCGATGCTGCTCTGGGGTGCCGAAGTCAAGTACACGGTGCCCGAGCTGATCAAGTCGCAGGCGCTCGGCATGCCCATCGACTCGCAGAAGGTCGAGGCGATGAACATGAAGCGCAACATGGACCTCGACCAGATCGTGTACTACGGCGATCCGCAGATGAGTTTCACCGGACTGGTGAACTCGATCGGCGCCGTCGGGAGCGTGTCGAACGTCGCGAACGGCGCTGCCGGCACGCCGCAGTGGAATACCAAGACGCCGGACGAAATCCTGAAGGACGTCAACGAGATCCTGACGTCGGCGTGGCAAGCGTCTGGCTGGAAGGTGAAGCCGAACCGCCTGATGCTGCCGCCGGCAACGCTCGGCGGCGTCGCTTCGCGGCTCATCAGCACGGCCGGCAGCAAGTCGATCCTGACGTACCTGCTCGAGAACAACATCTGCACGCAGCAGGGCACGCCGCTCGAAATCCTCGAGCTGAAGTGGCTGATCGGCGCCGGCGCGGGCGGCTCGCAAGGGCAGCTCAACACCGTCGACCGGATGGTCGCGTACAACAGCGACAAGAAGTACGTCCAGTTCCCGATGACGGACCTGCAGCGTACGCCGCTCGAGTACCGCTCGCTGTTCCAGATCACGACCTACTGGTCGCGTATCGGCCGCGTCGAATGGCGCTACGGCACGACGGCCGCTTACCGGGACGGGATCTGACATGGCGAAGATGGAGAAGATCAACGTTCTGACGGCGTTCACGATCCGACTACTCCACGAGGGCGAGGAGGTCGTCCGCCGCGTCGAGGCCGGCGTGCAGGAAGTCGAGGAATTCATCGCCGACCACTGGTACGCGAAGGCGCACACTGGCCCGCTGCCGGAGAAATCGGGCGATTCGACCAGTTCGCAAGACGGCGCGACGGATCAGGCTGCCGCGCTGGCGGCGGAGAAGGCGGATCTGCAGGCTGAGTCGGACCGCCTCGACAAGCTGCGTGCCGAACTCGATACGTTCGGCAAGGGCCTGGACGACCGCGCGGCGGCGCTCGACACGCGCGAAGCGGCGGTTGCGGCGAGCGAGCAGGATCTCGCCGCGCGGGTCGCCGCGTTCGAGTCCGCCCAGAAGGATGCCGCGGCGGCCACGAAGGATGGCGCAGCCGACGGCGCGACCCAGAAGTCCGGCAGCGGGAAGAAGGCATAATGGCCTCCCGGCGCCGCGCCATGTAGGCGCGCGCCGGGCATCCGCTCATTGGCAAGGTGGCACGTGGATATCACCCAGTTCCGACAATCGTTCCCCGAGTTCGACGCAACTACCTACCCCGACTCGCTCGTCCAGTTCTGGATGACGGTTGCGGTTTCGCTCGTCAACGCCAATCGCTGGGGCGAGCTGACTGATCTGGGCATCGCGCTGGTCACTGCGCACCATCTCGCGTTGGCGTTGAAGGATCAGAAGACGGCCGCGGTCGGCGGCGTGCCAGGGCAGGTGACGGGGCCGCAGTCGTCGAAGGCCGTCGACAAGGTCAGCGCCAGCTACAACACCGATGCCGTCGCCATCAAGGACGGCGGTTTCTGGAACGCCACGATGTACGGCGTCCGCTATCTCAGCATGGCGTTGATGATGGGCTCGGGCGGTATTCAGCTGTAATGCTGCCGCTACCCGTCGGGAGATACCCCATGGGCAGTATGAAAATCGACCGCCTCGACGAGGTGCTGAAGTCGATCAGCGGGCTCGTGCAGAAGGAGGTGCTCGTCGGCGTGCCCGACAGCGCCGCCGGCCGGAAGGACGAGGGCGAGCCGCTCAGCAATGCCGAGATCGGCTACATCCTGGAAAACGGCTCGCCGGCGAACAACATCCCGGCGCGCCCGCACCTGGTGCCGGGCGTGCAGGACGCGCGGCCGAAGTTCGAGCCTCAGCTCCAGAAGGGCGTCGAAGCGGCGCTCGACGGCGACCTCGAACAGGTTGAGCGCCGGCTCAGGTTGGCAGGTCTTGCGGGCCAGAATGGCGTGCGCGCGAAGATCAACAGCAATATCGCCCCCGAACTGGCCGAATCGACGCTGGCCGCGCGCCGGCGCCGCGGCGTCACGCGCGAGAACACGCTGGTCGACACCGGCCAGTATCGCAACGCGATCACATACGTGGTCCGCAAGAAGTAGTTCCTAGACTTCCCGATCCAAGGGCCGCCATGTGCGGCCCTTTTTCGTTAGTGACCTCGCTATGGCCTTCCTCGACGTAACCGAGGTCCTGCTCGATCCGGATTTCATGGACACGGGTCTGATCTGCAATCGCATGACGCAGACGGTCGACGGCCATGGCCGCGCGCAGAACACCGCAGCATCGACGTCGTTCGCGGCAGTTGTGACGAGCGACAAGGGCGACATCCTGCACCGAAACGCGGACGGCAGCCGAATCATCGGCTCGATCACGCTGCACACGATGTTCCGGCTGATCGATGGGAGTGCCGGTTACGACGCGGACGAAGTCGTGTGGGCTGGCCGCACGTACACCGTCGTCAACGTGAACGACTACTCGCACTTCGGCCGCGGTTTCGTCTGCGCGACGTGCGACTTGAAACCTCTCTCGGGATGACCCCATGAACGACAGTTCGACCGGCGGATATCTGGCGCCAGCCGTCGATGCGCCACCGGCCGAGGACGATGCCCTTGACGATCTGGTTCACGACCTGATAGCGGGCATCACGGCGCTGCCGCCGGACCTCGTGCGGCCGCGCTGGCAGACGAAGGTGCCGAAGCAGCCGGAGCCGTCTGTGAACTGGTGCGCGTTTGGCGTGCAGGAGCAGGAGCCGGACGCAGGCCCGGCGATCCATCATGACGGCACGGGCGACGGCCACGACACGTACATCAGGCATCAGGACATCGAGGTCCAGTGCACGTTTTATGGGCCGCGCGCAAAGGGTTACGCGCAGCGCCTCGCCGACGGTCTCGCGATCCCGCAGAACCGCGAGCAGCTCCAGCTGCAGGACATGGCGTTCGTTGGCATTGGCGCGATCCGCCCAGTGCCGGACCTCGTCAACCAGCAGTGGGTGCGCCGCTACGACATGGTCGTAACGCTGCGCCGCAAGATCACCCGGACCTACGCGGTCCTCAACCTCAAATCGGCCACGGTGGCGACGACGACTGACTCGTCGACGCCCGTGTCCGGTGTCTCGAACATTCACTCGTAGGGGACCAGCATGTCCAACGGATTGCCGGTATCGCGCCTGATCAGCGTGACGATCAACCTCGCCGTACTCGCGGCGCAGGGCGCGAACATGAACACGGGCCTGATCGTCGGCCCGTCGGCCGTCATCGATACCAACGAACGAGCGCGTTCGTACGGCGGCATCGATGCAGTCACGGCCGATTTCGGGACGAACGCGCCGGAGTACTACGCGGCCGCGCTGTACTTCAACCAGGTACCGCAGCCGCAACAGCTGATGATCGGACGCTGGGCCAAGACGGCAACCTCCGGCTCGCTGCGTGGTGGCGTGTTGTCGACTGCACAGCAGGGAATCGCGCAGTGGCAGGCGGTGACGGCCGGTGCGTTTGGCATCACGATCGACGGCACCGCGAAGACGGTCACGGCGCTCGATTTCTCCGCGCAGACGAATCTGAACGGCGTCGCGACGGTGATCAACGCCAAGCTGACTGGTGCGACGGTTGCGTGGAATGGCTCGCAGTTCGTGGTGACGTCGAACACGTCGGGCACCAGCTCGACCGTCGGATACGCGACGGCGCCGGGCAGTGGTACCGACGTGTCGGCCATGCTCGGCCTGACAAGCAGTCTCGCTGGTACGCCGGCCGCCGGCATCGTGCCCGAGCAGCCGGTGGATGCCGCCGCGGTGTTCCTCGATCGATTCGCGAACAAGTTCCTCGGCCTCGACTTCGCTGACGCGTCGATCACGGATGCGCAGCACCTCGCCGTCGCCGGACTGATCGAAGCCGATCAACGTCACATCTATGGCATCACGACGCAGAATCCCCAGTCGCTCGACTCGACAGTCTCAACCGATCTGGCGAGCAAGCTGAAGGCGCTGAACCTGAAGTACACGATCGTGCAGTACTCGAGCTCGACGCCTTACGCGGTGTCGTCGCTGCTCGGCCGGCTGCTGACGGTGAACTTCAACGGCAACAACACGACGATCACGCTCATGTTCAAGCAGGAGCCGAACGTGGTTGCCGAGCAATTGACCAGCACACAGGCGAACACCCTGCAGGCGAAGAACTGCAACGTGTTTGTGAACTACAGCAACGACACGTCGATCATCCAGTACGGCGTGACGCCGAGCGGCCTGTTCGCCGACTCGGTCTACAACGCGATCTGGTTCCGCAATCGCATCGAGACGGACGTCTACAACCTGCTGTACCAGAGCCCGACGAAGATCCCGCAGACCGACGGCGGCAATGCCACGATCGCGGCCACGATCTCCGCGGCCTGCGAGGCAGCGGTGAACAACGGCTACCTCGCGCCTGGCGTCTGGAACTCGGCCGGCTTTGGCGCGCTGAATCAGGGCGACACGCTTGCCTTGGGCTACTACGTCTATGCGCCGGCGATCGCAACGCAGTCGCAGGCAGACCGCGAGGCGCGCAAGTCGGTCACGTTCCAGGTCGCGGCGAAGGAAGCCGGTGCGATCCACAGCGTCGACATCCTCGTCAACGTCAACCGCTAACAGGGGCATCTCAACATGGCGACTTATAGCTTTCAGGACGTCGCGGCAACGATCGTCGGCCCGGGTGGCGCGTTCTCGCTCGGCTACGGCGAAGCGACCGCGGAAGAAGGCATCACGACCGTGCGTGCGGGCGACAAGAACACGATGACGATCGGCTCGGATGGTGAGGGCATGCACAGCCTGCACGCTGACAAATCAGGGCAGGTCACGCTGCGTTACCTCAAAACGGCACCGATCAACGCAAAGCTGATGGCGCTGTACGACGCGCAGTCGCTCGACAGCCGGCTGTGGGGTAAGAACTTGATCGAGGTTCGACAGACGGCCGCCGGCGACGTGATGACCGCGCGCAGCTGCGCGTTCAAGAAGGCGCCGGACTTGAAGTACGCGAAGGACGGCGACATCGTCGAATGGGTCTTCGACTCGATCAAGATCGACAACATCCTCGGGACGTACTGATCATGACGACCGAAGTCCAACTGAACGGCACGCGGTATGCGGTCGGCAAGCTGAGCGCGATGCAGCAGTTCCACGTGTCGCGGCGCATCGCGCCGATCATTCCGCCGATGATTCCGGTGCTGATGAAGTTCTATGCCGAGCTGGAGCAGGCCGACGTTGAGCGAGAGCAGACGCGCGCGAACGCCGCACTCGCGGCGCTCGAAGCGACAGGCGGCACGGAAGGGCCGGACAACGCATCGCCGGCACCAGAGGCCGACCGCTCGCGCGAGCTGCTGTCGCTGGTCGACACGATCGCCCCGGTGCTGCAACCGTTCGCCGACGCGCTGGCGGGCTTGAAGGACGAGGACGCCGAGTATGTCTTCGGCACGTGTCTGTCCGTTGTCGAGCGCTGGCAGGGTCCGGGCTGGGCGAAGGTCTGGAACACCGCTCACAAGACGTCGATGTTCGACGACATCGGCATCGATGTGATGCTGCCGCTCGTCGTGCGCGTCGTGGTGGCGAACCTCGGCCCTTTTATCAGCGGGCTGCTTACCAGCCAAGCGAGCAGCCCAGCGGCGACGTAGGCTGGATCCGCACGCTTCCCGGCGGCGAGGACTGGCTGCTCGCTCCAGTGCATGCGCAGATGTGCCGGTACGAGTCGCTGCTCGACGGAGCACTCGGCTTGGCCGACATCGCGCTGATGAACGATTCACTCGCCGTCCGGGCAGACAACGAAGCGGCCTACCGCCGCAAGATGGAAAGAGAAAATGGCTGATTCGGTCGTCATCCGCGAGTTCCTGGTTGCGCTCGGCTTCAAGGTCGACGAAAAGGGCCTGAAGAACTTCAAGGAAGGCGTCGAAGACACGACGAAGGGCGTCAAGCAGTTGATCGCCACGGTGTCGGGAGCCGCGCTCACGGTGAGCGCGGGCGTCGCGGCATTCGCGTCGAAGCTCGAGCGCCTGTACTTCGTGTCGCAGCGGACCGGCGCGTCGGCGACCAACCTGCGCGGCTTCGAGTTCGCCGCGCGAAACATGGGCGTGTCGGCGGAGGCGGCGACCGGCACGATCGAGAACCTTGCGCGCTTCCTGCGCAACAACCCGGCGGGCGAGGGCTATCTCGCGACGCTCGGCGTGCAGACGCGCAACGCGAACGGCGAGCTGCGCGATACGGTCGACATCATGTCGGACCTCGGGAAGTCGCTGGCGAACAAGCCGACGTGGCTTGCCAGCCAGTACGGCAACATTCTCGGCATCGACGAGAACCTGATGCTGGCGATGCGCAACGGGGACTTCGAGAAGCTCCTGGCGCAGTATCGCGAGATGTCGAAATCGACCGGCCTGGACAAGGCGGCCGACGACTCGCATCGCTTCACGACACAGCTTCGCGCGCTCGGTACGTCGTTCGAGAACCTCGGCATCCGTGTCGAGGGCGCGATGCTGCAGAAGATCGGTCCGCAGCTCGAGAAGTTCCAGCGGTGGATGGATGAGCATGGCGAAGAGATCGCGAATCGGATCACGGATATCGCCAACGCCGTCGTGAAAGCTGCCACTGCCATGGGGCCGCCGCTGGCATGGCTGGCGGACAAGTTTGTCGAGCTTGATCGTGACACCGACGGCTGGTCGACGAAGATCCTGCTGCTCGGTGTGGCGCTGAAGGCACTGGGAGTATTCAAGATCGCAGGCGGCATCTGGAAGATTGTGGGTGCGCTGCGCGCGGGCGGCACTGCTGCCAGTGGCACGACTGGGCTGCTTTCCGCGATGGGTGTCGAGCTGGCGTCGCTCGCTTCAGCTGCGGCCGCCGTCGGAGCTGCGTTCCTTGGCTGGAAGATCGGCGACGGGGTGCGCGACCAGATCGACGGTCTGATCACTAAGCTGTCGGGCGGCCGCTTCCGCTCGCTGTGGGACATCCTCACGCTGAAGGATCGCCGCGGTCTCGACTCCACCGGCGGATACACGCAGGAGGAAATCGACAGCGTCAAGGATGGCGGTGGCGCGAAGCTGACGCCGCCGCGCGCCGAGCGGTCCCGGACCGTCGCGCCGTCTTCGACGGCACCGGAACCTTCTCGGGAGCAGGATTGGGAAACGCCGCCGGCTCCGGCGCCGCAGGCTTCCGGCACGCCGAATCCGACGCCGCAGACCGGTCAGGCGCCGACGCCGGCGCCGCGAATCGAGCGTGTCGCGACTTCCGACGATCGCGGTGTCGCCGGCCGTCTCGGCCAGCTTGCTGACACGGCGTTCGGCAAGCTGATCGCGCGCGGTGAAGGCGATTACAACAGCGTGAACCGCGGCGCGCGCGGCGGGTATCGTGCAGGCAGTGAGAACCTCGAAGGCATGACGCTGGCGCAGGTCATGGCCGCGCAGCGAGCGGGACAGTTCAATGCGGCGGGCCGCTACCAGATCATCGGCAGCACCCTGGCCGAGGCCGCGCGTGGGTTGAAATTGAACGGGTCCGAGATGTTCGACCGCAAGCTGCAGGACCGGATCTTTGAGCAGTATCTGGTGCAGAACAAGCGGCGCGCGATTGCCGACTACGTGGAAGGGCGTAGCGACGATCTGCGCGGCGCGCTGCGCGCGGCGTCGCGCGAGTGGGCGAGCGTCGCTGATCCGGACTCCGGTCGTAGCTACTACGCCGGCAAGGGCAACAACCGCGCAAGCATCACGGCCGCCGAGATGGCAGCTGCGCTGCGTAATACGCGCGCGACCTATCAGCCGCCGGCCGCGCTGACCGGGCAGCCGGCGGACCGCAGCGGCCCAGCGAAGGTCGAAATGCACCAGTCCACGCAAATCCACGTGATCGGCGCGAGCGATCCGTCGGCAGCCGGCCGCGCGGTCGAGCGTGAGCAACGTGCGGTGAATTCTGACCTCGTTCGAAACCTTCAGGGGGTAGTCGCATGATCCTCGACATGATCATGATCTCGCCGAAGAGGATCGGCAGCATTACGGTGCAGGTCGCGATCGAAGAGGTCTACAACGACGAGCTGACGATCACCGAGCATCCGGTCGAGCAAGGGGCGCAGATCACCGATCACGCCTTCAAGCGGCAACCGGATGTCTCGATGCGGTGCGGCTGGAGCAATGCCGACTATGAGGCATTGCTCGGGGCGGCAGAAGCGACATTCGACGGCGGTGGCTTGCCGTCGGCGCAGTACGTCAACGCAATCTACTCGCAGCTGCTCGCGCTGCAACAGGCTCGTACGCCCTTCGACGTCACGACGAGCCGCCGTACCTACCAGAACATGCTTCTGCAGGGGCTGCGGCTCACCACTGACGAGAAGACGTCGAGCGCGCTGATCCTGACGGCGACGCTCAAGCAGATTCGCATCGTGTCGACGCAGGTGACGAAGTTGCCACCGCGCGAGAACCAGGCCGACCCGGCGTCGACGGTCGAGACCGGCAACGGCGGCACGAAGGCCGCGATTCCGGCGACGCCAGCGCCGGGCGGCGCCGTTCCCCCGGGGAGTATGTGATGCCTAGCTACTTCGAGATTCCGTTTTCGCCTCGCCCGGAGCGCTTCACAGTGACGCTGAGCGGGACCGACTATCGCCTGACCGTGCAGTACCGCAAGGCTGGCGGCGCGGGATGGGTGCTGGACATCGCGGACGCCTCGGATACCCCGCTCGTGTCTGGCATCCCATTAGTGACCGGTATCGACCTGCTGGGCCAGTACAAGCACTTGGGCTTCCAAGGGCGGCTGTGGGTACAGGGCGCCGCTGATCCGGACGACGTTCCGACTTACGAGGATCTCGGCATCGGATCGCACGTTTTCTGGGTGACGGATCAATGAGCGTTCAGCAGTTTGGCCGGAAGGTGTCGCTGATCATCGGCTTCGACAGCGGCGAAGCCCTCGACCTTTCCGAGCTCCGGATCGTGTTCCGCGTGCAGCGTGGCGATCTCCAGACGCCGAACTCAGCGCGTATCCGGGTGTACAACGTCTCCGCGACGACGGCGCGCCGCGCACAGAAGGAATTCACGCGAGTCGTGTTGCAAGCCGGGTACGAGGGGAACTACGGGATCATCTTCGACGGGTCGATCAAGCAGGTGCGCCGCGGGCGCGAGACCCAGACCGACACGTTCCTCGACATTACGGCTGCGGATGGCGACTCCGCGTACAACTTCGCTGTGGTGAACGCGACGCTAGCGGCCGGCTCGGTCGCGAGCGATCACGTTTCGGTCGCGACGGCGGCCATGAATCCTTACGGGGTGTCGCTCGGATACATGCCGCAGGTGACAGCGAACCCGCTGCCGCGCGGCAAGGTCATGTTCGGAATGGCGCGCGATTTCCTGCGAGGCATCGCGAAGACTACGCAGACGGTCTGGAGCATCCAGGACGGCAAGGTTGTGCTGGTACCGGAGACGGCGTACATGCCCGGTGACATCCCGAAGATCACGTCGGCGACAGGCATGATCGGGCTACCGCAACAGACAGCGAACGGCATCGAAGTGAAGATGCTGCTGAACCCGAGTGTGAAGATCGGCAGGCTGATCTGGCTGGACAACGCGAGCATCCAGCAGTACGAGTACAGCCTGAACGTCGGCCAGCAGGCCGAGAACGAGCGGATCGAGATGCAGGCGAAGCTGCAGGACGATGGCTTCTACTACGTGATGCTCGCGGAAGTCAGCGGCGATACGCGCGGCGATGAGTGGTACACGAGCGTGACCTGCCTCGCGGCCGACGTTACGGTGCTGCCCGATTCGTTCAAGGACAAGGCGGCAGTACCGTCCGCCGACGTGATCAAGCGGTTCGGCTAGCGACCGTACGTCGGCAGGGCCTTGATGGTCATCGTCGTGTTCTCGCCGTTGCGCTTGACGTCTGCACGCGCGAGCACGTTGAGGGGCATCGACTTCGTTGGCATTTTCGGCACGATGATCACGGCGTCACCGTCGATCGTCTCGCCCCAGCAGCCGATGTCCCACACGCCGCGATAGGACTCGTAGCGCCGCATGTTCTTCGCGTTCGCAAGCGGCAGGTCGCACTTCTTCGTCGTGTACAGAATGGTCGGGAATTCATTCTCGACGGTCACGCCGACCTTCATGCCGGCGAATGGGTAGACGTAGGCGTCGTCAGCAACGGCGGCGAGCGGCGCGAGTAGCGCGGCGGTCAACAGCAATTTTTTCATTTTCATCCCATGGATCGACGTGAAAGGGTAGGCGACCCGGAGGTCGCCCTGCGTGAAGCGTTCGACGGCGTGCGCGCGGGCATATGGACAGCTTTGCCCGGCATCATCCAGTCGTTCGAAAGCTCCGCCGACCGGCCGCCGACGTGCAGCGTGCAACCGGCCATCAAGGCGCAGGTGCGCGCTATCGACGGCACGATCCAGAGCGTCGCACTGCCGCTGCTAGTGGACTGCCCGGTCCAGTTCCCTGCTGGCGGAAATTGTACGTTGACGTTTCCCGTGGCGCCGGGCGACGAGTGCCTCGTCGTGTTCGCCTCGCGCTGCATCGACGCCTGGTGGCAGTCGGGCGGTGTGCAGGAGCAGGCCGAACTCCGCATGCACGATCTGTCGGATGGATTCGTGCTGCTCGGCTACCGTTCGCGGCCGCGCGCGCTCGCCGGCATCAGCGGCAGCTCGACGCAGCTGCGCAGCGACGACGGCGCGACGTACATCGACCTGAACCCGACTCTGCAGAAGGTCAAGATCGTCGCGCCTGGCGGCTTCGACGTCGTCGCACCGCTGTCGACGTTCTCGGCTGCGGTGGCGATCACGGGCCTGCTGACGTTCGTTGGCGGCATGGTCGGGAGCGCTGCGAGCGGCGCCGCAGCGGTGTTCAACGGCATCCTGAACGTGATCGGTCAGATCACGGCGAATGGCAAGCGTGTCGACGACACGCACACCCACCGAGAAAACGGCGCGGGCAGCAATACCAGCCCGCCGAACTAAGGATTTCCATGCGGTACCGAAAACTCGACGCTGGCGGCGATTACGTCTTCGGTGGCGGACCGGCCGACTTCCTCGTGAACACACCTGAGACGGTGGCGCAAGCGGTGCTGACGCGCCTTCGCCTGCTGCGCGGCGAATGGTTCCTCGACACGTCGGCCGGCATGCCCTGGGATACCGATGTGCTCGGGAAATACACGAGCGGCAAGTACGACGCTGCGATCCGCCAGTGCATCCTCGGCACGCAGGGCGTGACCGAGCTCACGGGTTATTCGAGCTCGGCTGATCCGGAGACGCGCGTGCTGACGGTCACCGCGACGATCGACACCATCTACGGCACCACCACGGTACAGGCGACATTGTGACCCTCACGACCCTTGCACCCACCATCGACGCGAATGGCATCAGCGCGCCGACGTACGCAGACGTGTTCGCGTTTCTGCAGGAGCAATACCGCTCGATCTACGGCGCCGACACGTACCTCGAGCCGGACAGCCAGGACGGTCAGCTGCTCGGCGTGTTCGCGAAGGCCATCAGCGACGTCAACTCGGTCGCGATCGCGATCTACCGGTCGTTCAGCTCGGCAACGGCGCAGGGCGACGCACTGTCGAGCAATGTCAAGATCAATGGCATCGCACGGAAGATCGCGTCGTATTCGAGCGCCGATCTGGTGCTGGTCGGTCAGGCCGGCAAGACGATTACGAACGGCGCGGCGAAGGATGCCAACGGCGTGCAGTGGGTGCTGCCGGCCACCGTGACGATCCCGCCGAGCGGCACGATCACCGTCACGGCCACGTGCGCTTTGATCGGTGACGTCTCTGCGCGCGCGGGGACGATCAACCAGATTGCGACACCTGCGCTCGGCTGGCAGTCGGTGTCGAACCCGGCGGATGCCGCCGAGGGCGCGCCAGTCGAAACCGACGCAGCGCTGCGCCAGCGGCAGACGGTGTCGACGGCGCTCCCGTCGCTCACAGTGCTTGACGGCATCATTGGCGCTGTCGCGAACGTTCCGGGCGTCACCCGGTATGTCGCCTACGAAAACGACACGAGCGCAACCGACGCCAATGGCATCCCGCCGCACTCGATCTCGCTTGTGGTTGAAGGCGGAGATGCAACGGCAATCGCCAACGCGATCGCGTCGAAGAAGACTCCCGGCGCGGGCACGTTCGGCACGACGTCGATCGTTGTCGCGGACATCTACGGTCGGCCGATCACGATCAGCTTCTTCCGTCCGACGGCAGCGCCGACCGCGGCGGCCGTGACGATCAAAGCACTGTCTGGCTATACGACGCAGGCCGGTCAGCAGATCCAGCAGGCGGTGTCGAACTATATCAACGGGGTGCAGATTGGCGGAGGCCTGTCGGGCAGTGTGGAATGGGGTGACGCACTGACCGCGGCGAACAGCGTCGGCGGGGGCGTGACGTTCAAGCTGTCCGGGCTGACGCTCAGCGGGCCGCGCGGCGCCGGCGCGCCGGACGTCGCGTTGCTGTTCAACGAGGCGGCGTCGTGCACGCCGGCGAACGTAATGCTGGTGGTGACCTGATGGCCGATCTGAACGATTACACCGCGCTGATCACGTCCGAGCACCGCAGCCTGCCTCGGTTTTCGGCGGTGCTCGGCGCGCTTGTCCAGCCTCTCGTTGACCAGATGAATCTGATCACGAGCATGCCCAGCAAATTCGACCTGGACGTCGCAGTCGGTGACCAGCTCGACACGATCGGCGTGTGGGTCGGTGTGTCGCGCCGTATCCGAACGCCGCTGACCGGCGTCTATTTCTCGTTCGACATCGCGGGCCTCGGCTTCGATCAAGGCGCGTGGAAAGGGCCGTTCGATCCCGATACGGGGCTCACGATTCTCGATGACGACACGTACCGCCTGGTCATCCGCGCGAAGATCGGCGCGAACCACTGGGACGGGACGCTCGAGCAGAGCGCGGCGATCCTGAACAGCATCTTCGGCGCAGGCACGCACGTGTACATCGAGGATCACCAGGACATGTCGATGACCATCGGGATCGCCGGAAAAGTGCCGCCGGCGACTTTCCTCGCATTGCTGTCCGGTGGCTACATCCCCCTGAAGCCTGAAGGCGTACGCGTCAACTACACGATCGTGACGACGGTCGACGGCTCCCCGCTATTCGGATTCGACATGAGCAATCAGCTTGTGGCCGGGTTCGACGTCGGAGCCTGGGGTCGTCCCGTTTAATCGCCAACTGAATTGTCAGCAAGCCGCCTTCGGGCGGCTTTTTTTATGCTTGGAGCATTGATGGCAACCAACGATTTCCTCGTATTCGGCGGTGGCAGTTCCCCGAACGTTATCGACCAGCCTTCCTATGCCGCACTTGCGGCTCGTCTGGCCGGCTTTCAGTCCGGCACCGCGCTGTCGGCGCAGCTCAACAAGGTATGGCGCCAGAGCTCGATCATGGCGGCCGTGCTCGCGCAGTTCACCGCCAATTTTTCCGGGCAGAATTCGGTCGACGACGGCACCACTGCGACACTCCTGGCGAACCTGCAAGCGGCAATCAATGCAGCAGGCATCACGGCTCAGCAGTTCGACAGCAGCACGAGCTTCGCAACGACGGCGTTTGTGCAGCGGGCGCTGGGCAACTACGCTGGGGCATCAGTAGTGAGCGCCTCCAGTACTTTGACCAAGGCTGCCGCAGGCCAAATCATCGAATTGAATGGGAGTTCTACGTTCACCACGACCCTTCCGCTTAGTGCGACGGTCGCGGTAGGCGGAAGGATGGCGTTCATCAACCAATCCGGTGTTGACCAGAACATCGCTACGCAGGGCACGGAAAGCGTCTGGTCATACCTGGGTGGGTTGGTTTCGTCAGTTGTTCTGCATTCCGGCGATTCTCTGGAGTTGATTTCGCGCGGAGGGCAATGGGACATCAGTGGGGGCTCTGTCGCGCTTCGATACGTGCAAGGGGCCTCTACTCAGACACCGCAGCAGTTCGACAGCTCGTCGAAGTTTGCGACGACGGCGTTCGTGAAGCAAGCCGGTGTGTCGTTTTCCAGTGTCCAAGGCATCGCGACCACAGCGTCGTTGAACAGCGGCCACGTCGGCGCGCTTATTTGGGCGTATGGTGCAGGCAGTACGATTACGTTGCCGCCGGTGGCTGGCGTTCCCAACGGCGCAACTGTCACGATAGGAACGCCGGTTGGCGTGACCGTCAAGAGCAACGCATTGGAGACCATCACCAACCAATACGGTGCAGGGTCGAACACGCTCGCTCTGAACGCGGGCGAAGAAGCGCAATTCGTAAGCAATGGTGGCGCGTGGTACTTGTCCAGCTACACAACTGTTCTCGGAACAACGCCTCCGCAATTCGACAGCACGACGAAGCTCTCGACGACGGCGTTCGTGCAGCGGGCAATCGGAAATTTCTCCGGGTTCGTTCTCGCCACTTCTGCAACGACACTCACCGCCGCCGCCGCGGGGCAACTCATTGAGCTGAACGGGGGTTCGACATTCACGACGACCTTGCCTGTCGGGTCAAGCGTCGTGCAAGGCGGAAAGATGGCGTTCGTCAACCAGTCGAACTCGAATCAAACGATCGCGACGCAAGGATCCGATTCGATCTGGTCCTACGCGGGAGGGCTGGTTTCGTCGATGGTCCTTCGCCCCGGTGACTCTCTGGAGCTTGTCTCGCGTGCCGGACAATGGGACATTTGTGGCGGATCAGCGCTACTGCAATATTCGTCGTCCTTCGGGTCGTCGATTGGCACGAGCGGTTACCAGAAGCTTCCGAGCGGACTGATCGTTCAATGGGGAGCAGTCGCCGCCATTTCCGCTAACTCGTCCCTCAACGTGACTTATCCGATCGCATTTCCGAACGGGGTTTTCACAAATACGGCGACCGCCGGCGCGCTTGCAGTGGGTGCCGCACAAATCGCCGGAGTCAACCTGTTCGGAACCGGCAATTCCAAAACCGGGTTCACGGCGTGGAATAGTTCGTCGAGTGCGCCGACACAACCGGGTACCTACATCGCAACGGGGTGGTAGACATGGACCAGCGACAAAAATTTGCTGCGTTTGATCCGACGGGCAACATCGTCACCTGCTATGACAGTTTGGACAGCCCGGTGCCGCCGGGAGTCACGAGCGTCATTCCGATAACGGAAGACGAATGGCAGGCGTGGGCCAATCAGCCGGCACAGTGGACGGTCGTCAAAGGCGTTCTCACGCAAGCTGATCCCCCGACAGCTGCTCAACAACTCGCCGCCGCCCAAGCCGCGCAGTGCGCCGCACTCAATGCAGGATGTGCAAGCGCGATTATTTCCGGCTTTACTTCAAATGCGCTCGGGTCGCCATGCACTTATCCGAGCACGCTGACCGACCAGTCCAATCAAAGCACGATTTCTCAATGTGCCACGGGCGGCCTTCTCTGGTGTGCAACGGATGGTATCTGGTCATTCAAGGCGCACACGCAACCGCAAGCGCAGGCTGTTCTTGCAAGCTTCGCGGCATGGCTCAACAATTGTCAGCAGCAGCTCATGACGCTGACCAAGAAGGTCAATTCTGCGACTACCTCGGCAGCTGTTCAGGGGATCGCGTGGACGAATCCGAAATGAAGAATTGGCGTTATTGAGCTGATTTGACGAGAGGCCCAAGCACCGTGGCCTCTCGCTGAGCCTTCATCTTGTACAGTGCGTCGCTCGGATGAATACAGTCTGTCAATAACGATTGCCAGTTCGGCAGAGACCGAATGTAGGTGTACTGTTGAATAATGAGCACGCTACGCTGCTGTGCAACTTGGTTCATTGCGTCAACGAACTTCGATAGATCCGCGGTCGCGTCTGTACAAGTCGGGTTCGGCTCTTCGAGGACGGGAATTTTTCCACTCCCCTTGACGACGTCGATCCATGCGTTCAGGTCGGCGATGTAGTCGGGAAGCTTTGAATAAGCAGAATCGTTGATCCCGTAATTTGCGACTACGACCTGAGCCGGCGAGGTCGCGAGGCGAGTAGAGAGTGGCTGAGAAAACAGCGGGGCAATGCCGTAAAGGCTCTCGTGAACTGTCGAGTTCGGAACCCCGCTGTTGACCGTCGTGATGGCAGCGCCATTCTCCTGCCTGAGGTCCGCCTGCAGAATTTCTGGTGCGGGAGCGGCGGTGCGGCCCGGTACGCCGTTGATCAGCTGTTGCCCCCAGATTGTCGAATCCCCCTCGACATCGATCACGACCACTTTCGGTTGCGGAGAGGGTGCGGGTGCTGATGACGAGCCGGTGGTGGTGTTGTCGCCGCCGCCACCGCCGCATGCAGCAAGTGCAAGGCATGCGGCAACGCCGACTACCAGAGCTTCGACTCGACGGCGATATAGGCCTGGAATCCGATGTCCCATGCAGCATGCAGCGCTGTTCCGGGCTGGTATGGATTCTGATCTTTGTGCGTGGCTTCGTACCCCTGATCGAACGCGGCCCGCTCCGACGGCGTCATCGACGCGGGCGGATCGGTGGGCGCTGGCTCGGGGAAGAAGAAATTGAGGCAGCGAGAGAGTAACGACATGGCAGTCTCGGAAAGGTGCGCGTGAGTTCTCGAAGGAGTTTACAGCGTTGGCAGCGCCTCGCTGTCCGGCGCAACCGTGACGTGCGCGCCGAACGTCGCCATCTTCGCCAGCACTCGAGCGAATTCGTCCTCCGTTAGCGCGAGCTTCGCAGCCGCCACGAACGCCATATGCGGGCTGAGCTCGCGCGGCGCCTGCCCCCCGGTGTACTTGCGCCACTGGTGATCGCCGCCCAGCCAAAACAGGTCTGCCATCTGCTTGCCGGTCATGTTCAGCTCGTGCTTGAGGGTCGCGAGGTCCTGCGTCCCTGGGGGGGTGTACGTGATTGGCATCGAGGCATGCGCGCGACGAGCGCGCGCGAAAGTTGAGTTTCATTGTCGTTTCCTTTCGGGATGTCGGGCTGCGCTGGGTGCGCTACCGCTGCCGACAAGATAGACCCAATGGGTCTAATCATCAAGAACTTTTTGCCGCCGCCTTCGGGCGGCTTTTTCATTTCGGGGACTCGATGAAGAACGATCTCGCGGTGAGCGCAGCCAAGGCGGCGCCGGCGGTGGGAAGCAATTTCTGGTTGTGGCTGACCGGCCACGACATCAACTGGTGGGTAGCCGTCGCGACGATCGCGTACATCGGGCTGCAGGCGTACTACCTGGTCAAGAACAAAGGGAAGAGGGCATTGCTCGATGGCTAACGTACCGAAGAAGACACTCGCCGGCGTTGTGGGGGCTGCTGCGGCAGCCCTTCTTTTTTCCATGGTCCCGAAGTTCGAGGGGCTCGAGCTCGTCGCGCGGCCGGACCCGATCGGGATCATCACGGCATGCAACGGCGATACGAAGGATGTGCGCGCCGGGCAGCGGTTCACGCCGGCGGAATGCCGAGTTCGACTCGAACAGCGGCTCATCGAGCATGCCGAGCCAGTCCTGAAGTGCACGCCGGTCCTGAAGGGGCATACGTACCAGCTCGCGGCCGCCGTGAGCTTTGCCTATAACGTCGGCGCGGGCGCGTACTGCGGCAGCACGACGGCGAAGCGATTCAACGCCGGCGACTGGAAGGGCGCTTGCCGCGCGCTGAACGAGGCTGACAACGGCCGGCAGCAGTGGGTGACGGCCGGCGGCCGGGTGCTGCCGGGTCTGGTGAAACGGCGCGCGGAAGAGCGCGCACTCTGCGAGCGTGACCTATGACGACACCGAAAACCCATGAGACGCGGCGCACGCTGTCCGAGGACGTTTTCTATCCGGACCACGAGCCACGCACCGAGTCACCGACGTTCCGCGCGAGCAAGCGCTCGATGAAGGCGGCCGGCGGCTACGTCTGCGCGGTGTGCGGCGACGACCAGGCCGTCGAATCGCACCACCGGTTCTTCGAATGGGCGTTCTCGCATGCGATCGACTGGAAGTGGATCCGCGGCGTCGCGCTCAACCAGGTCGACACGATGTTCAGCCACAAGCTACAGCGCATCGTGCCGATCCCGCGCCAGCACCCGATCTGGGACCTGATCAAGCTGACGCAGGGCTTCGACTGGGGGGCGTTCGATCCGGCCACGCCGGAGGCGTTCGTCGACTCGACCTACAACCAACTGCTGCTGTGCGAGCTCCATCACCGGGGCAAGGATCACGGCCGGCATGAGGAAAGCGATCCGGTCTGGAGCGTGCAGGCGTTCCTGCTGCCCGGTTTCGTCTACTCACCGGACGAGCTAAAGCAGCTGCATGCGAAGGAGCGGAAATGACCTGGTTCGATCCCCGTGTTTGGCTCGCCGTCGTCGTGGCGGCGATCGTCGGCCTCGCCGGCGGTTACTTCAAAGGCCATGCCGACGGCGTGCGCGTGACGGCCGCCGCCGCTCAGAAATCGCAGCTCGACGCCGTCACTGCGGCGCGGGCCGAGGAACAACGCCGCACCGCGGCTCAATCGGAGATCGCAAACGATGCGAACCAACAACGCACGGCCGCGCTCGCGGATGCTTTTGCTGCTCGCGCTGCCGCTGGCAGCCTGCAGCAGCGCGTCGACCAGCTCGTCGCCGCCGCCCGCCATCCCGCCATTACCACCGGAAGCCCGGCAGCCGGCGACGCCCTCGATCTGCTTGCCGACGTGCTCGGCCGGGCTGATCAGCGCGCGGGCGAACTGGCAAAGATCGCTGACGATCGAGGCATCGCCGGCCAGCAGTGCGAGCGCGACTACGACGCGTTGAACAATCAGTCGGCGCTGTAACCGCCTGGTGCGGGCAAGCCTTGCAGCGCCAGAAGGGTACCGACTGTGCCGAAGATCAGAACGCCAGCGAGGATCCCAAGCCAGCCGCGTCCGGTTGTTTTGCTTATCCTCACACCAAGGTATGCGGCACCGGCCAGAATTGCGGCGTAGAGCACAAACGATCCCAACTGGAAAGCGAACTCGCGCATCGATAGAAGCACCAGTCAAAGTAACGATCGCATCCTACCGTGTGCGCAATTGCGACGTCTTGACGGCGCCATCGCACTGATTCTTTCCGCGTATCGGTGTCGACGCGCTCGCAGCCATGGTTGCTGCGCGTCACATCATCCCGGCGCGCCCCTTTTCCTTTCGGAGAAGGTGGCGCAGCTCCTGAAATTTCCCATTCCCACCACTTAGCTCCCCGCGGTCCGCGACGTTTTTGTCGACGTAGTCGAACCACTCTTGAACCCTATCCAGCGATTTCCGAAGGGCAAGGATTTCGAGGATCAGCCAGCGGACCTGAAGGTCGGTGTACTCGCGCCACAGGGCGCGCAGCTCGGCATCAGACGGAGCATCGAACTCCGGCGTCTTAGGCTTTAACTTGAAGCGTGGATCGGTGAGCGGCACACGATTACGGTCAATCCTGGTGGCCTCGATCGGTGTGCACGAGCCCAGGAACACCGATCTTGGATCCCGATCGACCCACGATTCAAATTCCGGCTTCGTGAGCTCGACAGGGGTCCTCAGGCGGGTCTTGTCGCCTTGGAATCCGTACTCCCAGATGTAAGCCCACTGCGGCTTGATCACATTGCCACCACTGTATAAAAATACAGTATATTTCGCGATACGCTATCGTCGTCAAGATCATAAAAATGGGGACGGGCAGTGTGTACAAATTACCGTGCGCCGCATGTGGATTACGAGCTCCGCGCGCTGCGGAAGGCGAACATCGAAATGGCGAAGGAGCAGGGTCGGTAGCCGTCGAGAAGGCAGGAATATTTTCTGGAATATTTTTCTTGAGTTTTTCAGTGATCGCGCTATAGTCCACGTGTTGCCTACTTTCCAGACATCATGAGCGCAATCGACAAAGACGAAGCACTGCAGTTGCTGGGCGAAGACGTCCGCCTCGTCCACAGTTGCATCCAAGCTGGATGGGACGATTACGAACGAGACTTCTCGATCGCCCAACGCATCAAGCTTGCCCCTCGAACGAAGGCAAACATTGTGAACGATATGATCGTCGAACGCGTGAAGACGTCGTTTGACGGGCATATCGGAGCGGAGTGGTTGGACATCAACCAGATGTTCGTGCTCTCTTTTTTCAATGGGATCGTATTGCGTTTCAAGAAGCTGGACAGTGCTTTTGCGGCCAGTAACAACCCTACCAAGCAGTCAAATAATTTTGCTCGCCAAAGAAATCTCCCTGGAATTGCAAAAACCGTTCATTTGAATGCGGGTTACCGTCTTAACGAGCTTTCGACTGAGCTTGAAGGGATTTATTTGACGTGTCCGAGAAATAGAAAGGATATTTATTGGTGGCATGAGTTGGGCGAATCGGCCGCCGAAGGGTACGGAACTAACATTGTGCTGCCGTTTAATCCGGCACCGCCTAGCGAAACGAAACCGTTTAAGATCATTCGTCGCGATGACGAACGAAAAGATGCAACAGATAAATAA